AGTCAGGTGTTTGCACTTGGCCACACGTCGAACACCTTAAAAGGTTACAGGGGTGCACCTATATAGGTACCGCGCCTCATAGTACTGCTAGGGTCTATAAAGAGATAGATCCACTATACCATGACCTATTAAAAGTAAAGGAGCTAACAGATGAACTGGACTAAAGAATACATAGATGCAAGTATTGAGGCCTGTTTAGAGGGAGCTGACTGCAGTATATGCCCAGCACATATTAAGATGGTAGATCTTTTCGCTGAGACAGGGTTCGTAAACTCCTATTGCCCCATACATGAAGCACAAAGGCGAGCAGGAAAGGATTATCCTGCAGGGTGGGACAAGGACATGAACGCTCAAAGGCGTAATATAAAACATATTGAAAAGACTAAGGAGTTTTGCTATAAGCATTTAATGGACCCATTATATGAGGACCTATTAAAAGTAAAGGAGATGGAGGATGGAAAGGATAATTAAATGGAAAGGCACACGCTATAGAGTATTACCTGAAGAACTTGCTTGTTCCTGTCGAGGATGTGAACTAGAGAACCAGGAAGAATGCCCTGATGCGGAATACCAAGATAATCACAGAGATCTTTGCTTCCCTGGAACAACTGACGGGGCAGGGGCAGGGGAAGGAGACTGTGACGCAGTATTAAAGGAAATAGACCCGCTATACCAGGACCTATTAAAAGTAAAGGAGCTAAGCGATGAAGAGGAAAATAAACTGGACGCCTGACCTGGTTAGAAAGTCTATAACGTTCTGTATAGACCAGCCTACGTGTAAGGGTTGCCCATCATACTCAGAAGAGCTGAAATCTGAGGAGGAGTGGCCTTGCGGTGGACTGGACTTCCGTAGCATGAGGATCAGCAATAAAACAGGCAAAAGGACAGCTGCAAGTATAAAGCAGTGTATAAAGGATAACATTGAAGTGCTATGCGATGGGTTATACGTAGACCTATTGAAAGCAAAGGAGCTAACAGATGGCGAATGTAAGAAGACCAACAAAAAAGGAAGCTAAGGCCCTCCATGAAATAGACGGCATGTATTATAAACTGAAACATGATGTCGAAGGGGACTGCGATGCTTGCGACCTTATTAGACACCCTCCAAACTGTGATGAAATGCAAAGAAGCTGTGCCGCCACTAAGATGGTAGACATACTATGCTATGAACACGTCTATAAGAGGGTGGACCCACTCTACCAGGACCTACTAAAACTAAAGGAGCTAACAGATGCATCTACCAAGTCCAGCAATGACTAAGAGCATCAAGCAACTTGGTGTTCGCCTATTTAGAATAGAATACTACGATGGCACGGTTATTACTGTGCGCCGTAAGAGCAAGCTAGATAGAGGAAACGACAGAGTATGTGAATATTGTTGTATACCGGACTATGCCCCTAAGGAGAAGGACGCAGCAGTTTTTGGTACTATTAAATACCACTGCCCGGCATACAATAAACATTACCCAGCGTCTAAGTATCTATGCGATGCAGGTCAACCACCTGATGATACCTACCTTGAACTAGTGGACCCACTATACGCAGACTTATTACATGTAAAGGAGAGTAAAGATGGCGATACAACCAATAACGATGAAACTGAGGGATATAAGAGAGTACAAAGATATACACCTCCAGCTAATAGAAGATCCGGACGGTTGGGTTCTTAAATGATCACACAAAAGAACTTCTCAAATTAATAAAAGCACGGAAAGATAACATCGACAAATGTAAAGCATGTGGGGCTAGATTATGGATTTATGATGGTCCTATATTATGTCTTGAATGTCAGGAGGAGGTAACGGAAGGTGGAATATAAAGTAGTCAAAGATAAATGTCTGCATGTTACAGTGCAGAATAAAGAAGCAAGAGATACTGAAGATTATATAATTGACAGCAACGATAATGTTAAAATTAAAGTCGAAGGTAATAATCTGTATATAGAAGGATTAGATGGGAATTGGTATGTTACAGATAATAACCCAGAACACGCAATCGTAAACGGATTTATAGAGGAAGTAAAATGAATAAAATAAAACAAGTTATTGTAATGAGGAAGGATCTCAAGATGAGGAAAGGTAAGATGGTGGCCCAGGGTGCACACGCTTCTCTAAAAGTATTCTTCGACAAGATGGAAGAAACAGAAGTATGTGAATCCTTAGAAGACGAAAACGGTCAAAGCGAATTTCCTGGGTATGTATTCACGGTATCAGAAGCCGAACAGGAATGGATTAAAGGCAAGTTCACTAAGATATGTGTTAGTACAGATTCGGAAGAAGAACTTTTTGAAATAAAAAGAAAGGCTGAAGAGGTTGGTCTGACCGTCGCACTAATTATTGATTCGGGATTAACTGAATTTAATGGTGTTCTAACACCTACCTGCCTAGCTATTGGACCAGATTATGCAGATAAAATAGATCCGATTACTAGCGATCTTAAATTGCTCTGGTGAGTTAAATCGGGAACTCTAATAAATTTGCATTTTAACTCAGACTCGATTCTTTGTTGTCTGGAAGCAGTATTCGACTGGGCAGTACTTATGTTGATAGGAGACCCACTATGTGCAGACCTATTAAAGGTTAAGGAGCTAACCAATGAAAAAGAAGATAATAAATTGGACACCTGAACTAATCAGGAAGGTTATGTTCCATTGTCACTTTAAGAACGTGGATGGAACATGGTTAAACCCTACCGAGAAGCGTGATGTTTCAGCATGCGGTGGGTGCCCTGTCTACACTAGAGAGGAGCTCTGTGATGTCAGAGTATCCTCATATTTAAAGGAAGGGGCCACCTCTGCGCTGGGCCAGGATGACGATGAGGAATGGAAGGAGGTCTTGGATGAGGGGGTGGAGCGTATGATGAAGACTTTCCTGGATCCAGTATACCTGGACCTGCTTAAAGTAAAGGAGTTAAGCGATGACAATGCATGAATATGAATTTGACCCTGATGGCGTCAACGAGCCTGGTTGGTGCCACGGTAGCCATACACTAAAGGAGGGGGACATAGTAAAGTTCACGGAAGAAGGTGTGGTCTTCTATGGTAAATATTCAATGAGTGGAACATGCGCAGGATGCCCTCTTATGCACAAAAAAAGTATGTTCAGTAGTGCCTTGTAGTTTCGCAGAGGTAGATTCATTATACATGGACCTGCTTAAAGTAAAGGAGATAAGCAATGGAACCATTGAAGAGTAAATATATAAACCCACAAGACCTTAAAGAAGGTTTAGAGAGATGCGTACTTTGCAGCAAAGAACCCGGTGAAGAGTGTAGCGAATGCCCTCTGTTCGAACCTGATAATAGGTGTGTCAACTGGTGTAAATGCATAAGGGTTGATGAACACAAACTGCCTGATGGCTCTTGGAAAAGCTTTATAATAAAGCATAAGGATGAAATACTCCGGAACGCAATAGAGCAGTACTCGGATCCATTATATGCAGATCTACTTAAAGTAAAGGAGCTAAGCGATGAGCAGCCTTAAATCAACTTGTAAGAGGTGCCGTAAGCTGATGCGTACTTGTGATGGTGAATGGGACTTTACGAAGGGTAACAGCCCCTTGAAGTGCAAAACGTACATACCACGCTATGTCAGTGACCCACTATACAGAGACTTATTAACATTAAAGGAGATATGCGATGGAGGAGACAATAAGACTAATTGAATACTCTGCTGAGGTTGTTAAGCCTAATAAGGTATACCTTATAAGAGCACAAGGAGGGCGGTCATATATGTTTAAAAAGGTATCAATTAAAGCTAAGGAGCACATTTGCCATACCTGTGCATTAAGCAAGCCTCCTCTATCCGCGGGGAATGTCGCATGCCCTCGGTTTAAGAACAACCATAGAGTATGCGGATACGGTAGTCATACACACCTACAGCTTATAGATCCTCTATACCAGGACCTACTACACGTTAAGGAGCTGAGCGATGAAGAAACAAATACAACTAACACCTAAGATGATTAGGGATACAGTATACCACTGTCTTGCTGATGGGGGCTGTAAGGGCTGTGGTAGTGGGTGTCCCATATATAATGGAGGCATAACACCTACTTGCACATCGGTTATATGTTTTACAGACTACCCCGCATGGTCCGCTGATGCCTTAGTGAAAGCTAAGAACAAGGAGCAATTAATAAAAGAGATCATAGAAGACAAGTGTGACGGTTTATACGTAGACCTACTTAAACTAAAGGAGCTAACAGATGACGAAAACATTGTCAGGAGTTACAATAAGACGGACCGAGACGATCCGCAAGATCGGTAGCCTGCTACGAAAGGCATCAAGGGATGCCAAGGAAAGGCAGGGCAACCATGCACCCAGCCCTAGAGGGGCATTTAAAGGTAAAGCAGCTGAGGACATAGCTGAAGAGCTCGGAATCAGTGCCTCATCTGGGGAACGCATAGTGAGAGTACTCAAGAGTGGTAGGAAGGGTCTTATCAGAAGTATGAGCTCTGGGGATATAACTGCAAATATTGCGGTTCAGGAGCTACTCAAAAAGCAGGTTAAATGAACGCATAATTATGGCATTATATACTAGAACGAAAGTTCTACTAGCTATATTTTTAGCACATAACGGAGAGGGTATACATAAAGCCACACATATCAGGGCCGCTGCAGAGCGCTGATTGGTATGTTTATTGTATGACCTCAGAGTGAGTAACAATGAACAACTAACAGAGCCTTATGGAGGAGGCACAAGAAATCAGATCTAAATCAGATCTAAATCCGAATGAAACAACAATGAAATAATGAGGTAATTAGTATGAGTAAAAAACAAAACAAGAGAAGTAGTATCGCCGCGAAAACCCACACTGGTAACACTAGTCACTACACCCCGACAAAGCATGATATCTCCAAGGAGTTTATAGACTCCTTGCGCATCGATCTCTATGTAGATAACTCGGGTGGACCTGGAAGATACACAACAAAGAACTCGGATGTATCTGTGACTACAGAATGCACCTGTATGCATGTGGCCAAGAAGGGTATCGTATGTATTGTGTATGAGCTCATCGGGAAGACATTCACGTCTTTGAGGGGCTTCCTGGGTCTCGCAGAGAACGTTACCCTGCTTAATGAGGATAGCAGCACATCTGCTCAGGACCTCAAAGGTAAGGTCCCCTCTTCAACCAAGATCTTCACATACACCGATATGAAGACTCTGTGTACGAAAGAGGGCATAGCCAAGGTTGCTAACATGAAGCAGTTTATGACTGACTATCCTTATGGTAAGGGTATGATTCATTTCTGTGCGGGACATGATAAGCGCCACCTTGAGGAACACGGCATGATCGAGAACGAGGTGCTTATAGATTTTGTTAAGCACGCTCGGGGTCTAGGCTTCAATGTTCACCTTAAAGCACTAGAAGGCGTTACTGGTTCGAAAACAACAACAGGCGGCTGGACATTCGTAACATGGGGTTTACCAGCTACAGTAAATGTACCGGGTTGGCACAATATTAAGTCAGCTGATGGGTTGGCTTTGTATAATGATATCGTGCGTCCCAGTAATAGCCACAATATAAAAAGAGCTAAGGAAAATGCATCGGAGGCTGTAGCGTTAATTAGGTTCAACGCTCTTTATACTGTTTTCCAGAAAGCATATGACGATGGCTGTTCTTATAGAGAGGCTGTACAAATTACAGCGCATGCAGCTAGATGTACAGTCGGGAGTGTGAGTGGCGAACAGTGTAGGGTATTTAATCATGCCAGTGACGAGGCATTACGTGCAGCATTGAGTGGAGAGGGAGTTCGTGGAGCCACCGTCCTCCTCAAAAAAGGCCGTTCAACGAATGCAAGTCGTTTTTATAGTAGAGGCAGAGGTAAAGGAGCCGGACATTCTATGGTGAGGACCGCTAAAGGCTCAAAGATCACTGCTGCTGTTATGGGTATGAATCCCCATAAGGAACTGGCAGACACTGTAACCAAAAAGGCTACAGAGCTCATCCAGTTGGCTGAGGAGCTGAAGGCATCAGCTGCTGAGTAGGTGATATAACAGCCGGTCCTTCGGGGCCGGCTTACTAGCTAAAGGAGGCCGGTGTGCAGAAGAAGAAATACTTAATAGGGGATGCTGCCAGGCTGGCCGTGTTAGCTGTACAGTTGGACGATGACTGGAAGATGATGGATGGGAGGGGAGTATCCTTTGGAAAACGCCCCCCTGTTTCACGTTGGAACGTCAGGATCTTTATAAGCAAGAAGAATGGCGCTGAGGATCCCAGCACATGTCTACATGAGTGCGGTTACTGCGGCGCTGTTTATGAGGGCTTTAGACCCCCCTCGATAATAGCATCCCTGAAACGTTCAGTATATAGGTGCACTATATGTGCGGAATGTGACGGTATAATGTGGTCACATAAAATGAGGGGTGTAATATTAGACCAGGATTAACTAAAGGAGAATGATATGGGTAGAGGTAGAAGAAATGAAGCACAGAAGGCAGCCATGAAGGAGGATTATAAGATCCTACACAAAGCAGCCCAGAGTGCTATCGATGGCCTGGGTACTGTAAAACAGATGGCCGAGATGTACGGAAAGCCACCCGGAAGGGTGACGGCTATGAAGCAGGTACTAACAGACCCTTATAGCTCCTCAGCATTAATGATAGCAGTCACAGCTGGGCTGTACGCGTTAGATTCGGCTTTACATGATATTCGTATCGAAAGAATAAGGCAGGAAGGTAAAGTAGCTATGCATGAAAGGGAACTGGCTGATATAGAGAAAACCACTTATGCAAGAGCCTACAATGATGGCCTTATGCGTTACGAAGGTGATCCTGTAGAGTTAGGGGATTTGACAGATTCGTTATATGTTTATTTGGAGGGCTTCGATATTGAGGCTAAGGTGGCCCCCTTAACATTCAAGGATGTTATCAAGTTCCGTAAAGACGTTAATAACCTCATAGACCACGTGGCCACAAAGGGATGAGGCACTATTATCATTAATTAAGCCACAATAAAAGGAGCCTTATGGATACTATAAGAGTAAATGAATATGTACAACGAACTAGAAGGGTATACCAAACGGTTTCCCGTCCTGTAAAGGTCGTTAAGGATCGCAAGGTAATTGCACTCCTTGAGAAGTCTATACCCAAGACAATGGAACGTAACTATGCTGAGATAAATAACTTTAGGGTTGCACTTGTAAAGAACGCTAAGTCCAGGGATGGCTATTGTGTATATACGCAGTATAGAGTGTATGAGCCTAAGCAGGAGTACAAGAGTACTGATAAAGGTAAAGGATGGAATGGGCCCGCTGATAGGATCCCGTTGGACTGTTTCCTCCCGGGTAAGACAAGTAACTGGCATAAGCATGATGATTGCCCGACACTTTATGCATTCTACCGACAGTTTTACAGGTTGGCACTTAAGGAAGGGTCCCTGTATACAATAAAGAAGGAACTGCCCAAAAAGCTACTTGACCAGGTTATGATTAAGGCATTGGACATGAAGCTTGCCAGATAACAATAACAGCCGGTCCTTCGGGGCCGGCTTAACCCTCTCCTTTTTTTTTCGCTATTAGCTGGTTTTAGTACTATATTAAGGTATTAAATTTATTAGGAGAATATGAAATGGGTGATGAAGAACTGAATATTGATATTGAGGAACGCTATAAGCTATGCACCAAGTGCCTTGAGAAGGAGTACAAACCTGGTGGATCCCATTGCCTTATGGTTATCAAGAAGAGGATTGAACTAGCCGACGGAACTACTAAGTGGCTTAACCCTTTCTACATTGAGAAGCATGCTCGCCTTGTACAACCACTCAAGGATGATGTATGCACAAACTGTAAATTCAAGGAAGAACATGAAATGAGGGAGTTTGTAAGCAACCTATGAGCACACTAGCAGATAAATTAAAGAAGGCAGCAATGGATGTAAATATCGAAAAGGGTGATATATTATTAGGTGGTCGTTTTAAGAACCAACGTGAAGTAGTTAAAGAAATAGGCATAGATGAACTAGGCCAACCCACAGTAAACGGTAAGAAGCTATTGAGCTTTAGAATTGAAAAGGATCTACCTAAGGATAAACAAAGCAGGAAAACAAGAGATATGAATAAAGAAGCAGTTTGGCCTTTTTCTTCGGATAAAGATACGACGGGATGGTTAGCCGAGAGAGCTACGCTGGTTAACCGGGCTGACAAAGGAGACAAAGAAGCTATAGCGGAGCTGGATAGACTTGATTGGGAAACAGGGGCTCCTAGTTATGATAAAGGAGGCAAGACCTCACATGATGGTCTCTATAACAGTTTACTTAAATCTGTAAAGTCTGACCCAAGATTTACGGTGGAGAAAAAAGCAATGAATATTAAACAGAAAGGATACCTAGAGGGATACACACAGAAGGAAGCCGTATGCCAACGCCTCACCGAGGAAGAACGCAACGACCCTTCTGTACGTAGTCGTATGGACCGCGAGAAGGAGCTTATTGAAGAAGACTTCGCCGAAGCACGTAAGCAGCGTGACCTAAGGCTAGCCTCTAAAGAACCCCTACATAAGGGTGCTGCAGAGGATGATAAGCCAAACATGTGGGCCAATATGACACCAGAGCAACAGAAGTACCACAATGAACTGTTGATGGAAAGAATAGGGCTACAGAATGATCCACGTAACAGAGCTGCCAATATTGTGGCAGGGCAATCTAATGTTCCTAAGTTAGATCCTAATGAAATTAAAGACCGTGTAGATGCTAATAGTGTTAACTACCAATCTACAGAGAATCATAACCAGACAGCGAACCGCTTATGGGGTGAGGGCTTTAATAGTGCGCCACATATGAGGGATGATTCAGTAATGCCACAGTTCGCTAAGCAACTAGGTACTATGGGACCAATGAAGAGTCTGGCAGGCAAACTCAAAGGCGGCATTAAGTCAATGTCAGGGCCAGCTAAGCCAACTAAATTATCAGAAAAGCTAAACACAGCTAAAGGAGAATAATATGAATAATAGTTATTACAAAGGGTATACAATCGGTTACCTTACAAAGAAAGCAGCGATCGGTGGAGCCATGTCGGCACCACCAGCAGTAGCACCACCACCTCCAGCACCCGCTGCGCAGATGGCACCACCGGATATGGCAGCACCACAAGGTTTACCCGCGGTACCAACGGGGCTTAATGGGGAAGGAACCCCAGCAGGACCAGGGGCACCCGGAGTACCAGCACCAGGAGCAGGAGCACCAGGAATACCAAATGAATTAGGTGCAGGACCTGTAGATCCTATGGTACAGGCCAGAGAAGGCATCGAACAGCAGGTTGCACAGAACGAGCAAGAAACTGAAATGATGGCTCTGGATAACCAGTTACAAGGGTCGACCTTGAAGAAAGACAAAGAACAAGATAAAGCCGATGCGCTACAGGCTCAGATTGCTGAACGTGCCCAAGGCGTAACAGCTCAACCACGGTAGGAGTATACTATGAACAACAGCTATTTAAACGGATATATGATTGGATATCTTGAGAAGGAAGCAGGCGGTGAATATAGAACAAAGCCTAATAATGATGACACTATACAAACAGCCCACACAGCACCACCTAACCCGGCAGTACCGGAACCTAAGATTGACCAGGCAGCAGCCAAGGCATCAGTAAAGGCAGCTAACCCACCGGAACCTAAGATTGACCAGGCAGCAGCCAAGGCATCAGTAAAGGCAGCTAACCCGCCTAAGTTAGTGCCAGGATTCCAGAAGGACTGGGAATTCATTAAGAAGAACCCTCAATATAGTAAGTAGGTAATAATGAGCTATTCACGTTGGGGCAACAGTTGTTGGTACACCTATTGGTCATCAATGGGTGAGACCGACGCGACCAAACATATCAAAGACAAACAACAGTTTGATATCTCCGGCATGACCTCCTTTACCTATAGGGAGCTTAAGGATGATATTGATGGCTGCATCCAACAAGTTAGGCAGCTAGTCTGTGATAAAGGCGACAGCGATGCACGTCAGGACATGTTTATCCCTAACAATGTTACTGAAGATGAACTGAAGGAACTTAAAGGGTACATGGAGGAGTTCATAAAGGATATAGATACAGATGAGGACTTCATTGACCCGTTGTACGAAGATTTAAAAGAAGTAAAGAAAAGTCTAACGCGTTAGACAATAGGAGACAATTATGTCAATTAAACCTAGTGAAATCAATGTTAAGTTCTTAGGCTGTGAATTCACCATTAAGAACATGAGTTACAAGGTTGCGTTACTCCTTGCTGCTGCTATACTTATAGTCGCTCTCAGCATATCCTTCAGTTTTGTTAAAGGCTGGAGTACTATTAGTGCTGAGTTCGAGAAGAAAACCAAACAAATGGAAAAAGAGATTATAGAGGATAGCGCTGGAGGTAGCCACTAATGATGGATATTGCAACAGTAATAGCTGAAAATGAAGAGCACCTTATTAGCATGGACATGGAGATGTCTGATACCCTTATTAATAAGTTGTTAGCTTATTCGAAACATAACATGCCTGTTGAACGCATGCTAGAACTAAGAGTAGAATGGGCAGTACAGGATATACTAAAAGAATATATGGAAGCACTAGAAGATGCAACACCAGAGGAGAGAGCAAAAGCTCTGGTACACTTAAAAGAGGATTTTGATGATGATGGAAAGAAACTGTGAACATAGCTGCCAGTATAAGGCAGAGTGCAAAGGATTAAACGATAGAGCAGCCACAAGACGTAGAAAACCCTCTGTTATGAGGTGTTGTTCTTCACTGGCTAGCAAAGAATTCATACAAAAAGTAACTGAAAAAGGTCAGAACATACTTGAAGTAGGCTACGGTAAGAACCGGGGCCTTGTTAAGAATGCGCACCGCAAAGGACTTGTATGGTATGGTATAGAGCCATCACGCAGATGGGCCGCTAACGAAGAGAACCACAAGTATGCAGGGACTGCAGATAACATTCCATTCGACGAGCAGTACTTTGATAACGTTACAGCTATACAGAGCATGGAGCACTGGGAATCATATCAGGACAGCGTAGAAGATGGCATCAATGAGATACACCGTGTTCTAAAGCCTGGAGGTACCTTCTTTGCAATGATGCCTATGGGTGACCATGGAAGTCAGGTATTTATGGAAAGTGATGTAGAGGCCCTTAAGAAGCTATTTAAACGCAAAATGTGGAAGAGCATTCGATTTGTAAGATGGGGACCAGAGGCCTGCGACGCATGGCAACTGGCAATAACAGTAGTAAAGAGGTAAAGTAATATACACATTAAAGGAGCTATAATGAATGATAAAACACATATGACAGGATACCTGCAAGGGTACCTGAGCAAAAAAGCAGTAATTGGAGCAAGCACTACGCCACCGCCTAAGGTACTGTCTTCTCTTCCAGCTACAGGTGGGAACAATAATCCAGGATTCCAACCTCCTCCAGCGTTAGAAACACCAGCAGCCCCAGAGATCAAAATGCCAAGCACCATGAATCAGTTTCAGAATAATAAAGCAATGAATGCCGGTGGTAAGGTGCAGAATTCTAATTTTAATGCAGACTATAATGCATGGAAGAACACAGACACCCGTAGCCCTATACGTAGCTTTTTCAATGAGAAGCAGGACAAGTCCAGGGGTGAATGGGACAGGCAGAACGCAGCACAGCAACAACAAATTACACAGGATGGTGGACCAGGTGGTAATACAAGTAAAGCACTGAACCAGCTAAATCCAGTTACAGCTGAGAGTGAGCAGAATCAATTCCAAATGGAAGCAGGTAGTCTGGCCAACAACGCTAGAACGTCAGCGGATAAAAGAAATGCACAGAATGCAGCCTTTGCAGCACAACGTAAGCAGAGCCGTTCAGACCAATCAGCTCCAGCTGGTTCAATAGCAAGTACTTATAAACCATCAGCAGCCGTAGCCGAAGAAAGCATGACTCCTACACAACGTTATGCCAGTCGTCAAGCTATGCCTAACCTGCAAGATCGTAGGGATAAACGCCCAGCTAACCAAAGATATACAGAAGGCGGCGGACAGAATTCTGAATGGGTCAAACCTACTGGGCAATACTCAGCAGGGGTTAAAGTAGGGCCAGAGGCTGTAGCAGCGATGAGAGCAAAGAGGGAAGCTGTAAACCCTAATAACGCAACAGCTAAACTAGGAGCCGGTCACCATGCTAATAGAGTACAACAGTATATGGCTAACCAACCAGGTAGATCAGAGGCTGTAATGAATGCTTTACAAGGTATGAGAACTGGTGATAAACTAAGTGCACCTGAAGAAGAGATGGTAGCTAACATGCGCGGTAAGAACAATTCCAGAAGCAAACGTAACATTAGTACATTTGTTAAGAGAAACCAAGCAGGCAACACCGGCACAAACTGGGCTGAACTAGCTGCTGCTAACAAGATGAAAAAGAACAAGAGAGTATAATGGGGAGTTTATCAGAACATTTACATAAACAAGCAGAACTGACACCAGAAGAAACAGCTGCCAAGATTAAGAGTGCAGGTAAATGGGCCAAAGGCTTAAAGTACGGCGCTAAGGCTGCTGACCTGCCTTTTAAAATGTTACCCAAGGTAATATCGCAGGAGCAGGGTAAGAAGGGTATAGGATTCCTTGAGAAGATCTATAACCCTACTATCGGTAAACTTAAGCTTAATGAACGCCTTGGCTCCTTAGTACCTAATATGAAGTGGAAAGGAGGCGGCATAACTAAAGCAGAGGGCGGTGATGTCTTATTCCAGAACGGCCCAATACGCTTTCGTGTAAAACCAGAACCAGCAATGTACACAGCAATGATGTTCTTGTTAGCCCACAAGGCCTTCAAAGGACCTGCACGTAATGTAGGAGGGGCTCTTGGCATGAAGGCAAGAGGTAACATAGCCAGATTACCTTTTGCGGGGGCTAATGGTACTAATCTGTTCCAAAAAATAGAAAAAGCCGACAGGCTTGGCAGGAGACTAACACCAACACTAGGTTTAGCGGCATTACCAGCTGCAGCCACATGGCGTGCTGGAAAGGTATTCACTGATGAAAGAGACCCAGAGCAAGCCCCATTTCGCAATGAAGCACCTGAGGCGGCTGAGGCTCGTGGGTTTAAACAACAGGAAGACTACCTTAATCAGAAACGCACAGCAGATGAACTTAAAGGTGAGAGAACCCAAGACCAGACAATGATTAACAGGATGGCTAAGATGAATCCAAGGCGTGCTTCAATTATATCAGGTCTACTGGGCAGTGCAGCCGGATTAGCTATACCTGAGAAGAATAACTTCCTTTGGAGTATAGGCGGTGGACTTGCTGGAGCATCTCTGCCTTATGCAGTGAAATATCTGGCACAAAGATTAGAAGCATTAAATAAAAAAGCAGGTCTCACAGAGGATCTAGGCGGCTACGGTGATAAGCTCTTAGATGTATGGGATTCCGGTAAGATCCAGAAGCAATTAACACCTGAGGCACTTAAAGGACACGCAGGAACAGCCTGGAAAGGATTGAAGGCTGGTGGTCGTATTGCTGGTAACTATGTTAAGAAACACCCTTATGAAGTTGGTGGCATAGCAGCTAGTGCATTAGGCACAGGAGCACTTGTTAAAGGCTTCTCAGGAAAAGATAATCGTGCAGCTTGGTTAACAGGGGGTGGCGCACTACAGGGTATAGCTGCTATATTATATATGAAGTCCCTGAAGCGTAAAGGTAAGCAGCTGCCTAATATAACTATGAAGGAAATAAAAGACAGAGAGGCCGGTAAACCAAGACGCTATAATGGAGAGCATGAGTTACTTGATGTAGCTACAGAGGCATTACCACTAGCCATACAGAAGCTTATGCCAGGTTCTACTAAGCAGTTTACTAGGGATGAGATTAATCAAATGCTGCACATGGTTACAGCTAATAGGAATAATCCTGAGAAGATTAAGGAAATTCTAGGAACACAGTTACAGGGAACAGGTATTAATCCGAAGGATATAAAGGATATTATGGGTGCTAGTGATTTAGATCTGCACTCTATTCTAGGATTAGGAGCTAAGCTATCAGACGAATTCGAGGGTTACAAGAAGAACCCACCCAAGACAAAAAGCAAGAAGACATTATTAAGGCAAATGTACTATAAAGGTACACCGAACGAGCGGGCTAACATACTTAAAACATATCCGCAGTTCAGGCCATAAACAATAGGAGTTTAAAATGAATAGATTAGAAGGTATTTTAGGATCATTCCAGAAGATAGCAAGTGAGCTACCCCCTGTTGAGATCTCCCCGCGTATGCAGAACATCTTACAGAAGGCAGCTATCTGTCCTCAGATGATGGGATTAGGCATGGAAGAAGTTGGCGTCATAGACGAGGAAAAGATTAAAGGCGGCGCTGCTGACGGTAAAGAACCGGAAGAGATAGCCGATGAGCAGGGTTTAGAGGTAGATGAAGTAGAGGGAGCCATTGATCAAGGGCAGGCTATTGAGATGGAACACACCGATGATGCTAATATGGCCGGCGAAATAGCTACAGACCATGTTGAAGAGACCACACCTGATTACTATGATGAACTGGGTGGTATGGAAGAACAACTCAAAATGGAAAAGGAAAAAGGACTAGGTGATCCATCCCCTGAGGATAAAGAGATCATATTCCGTTTCCTACAGACACAGCAGGACCTTGATGATGCTACACTGCATAAGCTTTATATGGCTTTAGGCGTAGATCCACACGAAGGTGAAGAAGCAGTCTATTCTGCAATGAGCAACGAGTTAGGTGATGACCCAGCCGCAGCAGCAGAAGCAGCACAGAACGCCCAAGAGAAAGAAGTAGAGATCGAAGATGGGGAACTCGAACAGGATGATGACGAAGTTGTCACTGAAGAGAACCAAGCTAAACCTGAAGAAGAACCTAAGAAGGAGTACGTTAAAATGGCTTCAGACAACAAACCAATGATGACGGCTACAATAGCTGATATGTTTGCATTTATTACTAAACAAGCAGAAGCAGTCCCTGTAGCAGAACGAAAAGGACCAGACGATGATGATAACCAAGAAACTGAAGAAGTTCCTACACAGATTGCTAAGAACTCCCCTGATAACTCAGACGCCAAAGGAGTCTCCGCCATATCGGACGAGACTGAGGACCGTAAGGAAGACGAGGACGAAGAGGATGGTGAAAAGAACGAGAAAGTAGCAGAAGACAATACACCTCCATCCGCAGGGCCAACGTTCGCAGGTAGCCAGAAGGATAAACTGACCGCTATTAAAGAGCTTGGTGTTAAGTTCGGTAAGGTTAAAGCACAAGGATCAGCTCCAGCATCAGCTAAGCAGATACAGCCTGAGTCCTCTACAGAGAAGATAGCGCATATTAAACAGCTGTCAGGTAAACTAGGATTAATTAAATAGGAGTCATTATGACAAACGAATACATTTACGGCTACGAGAGTGGCTACGAAGAAGCAAGTGTTATCCAGAAGGAAGCAGTAGAGAAAGAAGCAATAGACCTTAAGGATATACTAAGAGCGGTAGCACCTGTACCTACAATGATGGCTGATACTGCTCTCGGAGATCTCCGTCCATACATGCCTAAGAAGTATGAACCATCTAGTTTCCATGATAAGATTCTAAAAGAGGATAGGACTTATATCAGCAACGAGGAAGAACAGAAAAAGAATAACATACTCGAGAATCTCCCCGCAACAACCACAGCAGGTGCAGGTGTAGGTGCAGGCTTGGGCTATTTAGCAGGCGGAAAGGGTAATAAAACCCTATCTACTGCAATAGGGGCAGGAACAGGCGCATTAGCAGGGACAGCAATACCTTATCTTATTGATAGGCTCTACAAACTAAAAAATGAGGGTGCATTCAATCTTAGATTACCCTCACAGGCTATGAGTCCACTAGGGCGTTAAACTGGCATTGAATATGCTTTAAATTTAGAAGGCTGGTCTGGTTAACAGTCCAGTCTTTTTTTATGGAGAATCATTATGGATATGGTAGGATGCGCACTAGGGGCAGCTGTAGTATTATTCATAATAGGTATGGTATGGTTCTGTATAAAAGAAATGTGTAAGAAAGGAGGCCCGGGCCCTAGATAGACCCAGGCATAAGATTAGTATTCTTCATTTTCCCTAAGGCCATCCTCAAAGGCCACACCTTCTACCATAGGGGTAAAGCTATCATCTTCCGGGCATAAAATACCGGGGAGGATATCATCTTCAATCATCTGGTTCACCAGTTCGGTTACTATAGCCAGTATTCTTTCAGTGTTATCAGGGTTGATATGAGGGGGTAGCTCTACTACCCCTAAGTTTAAATGCATCATATCAGTCTTTACGTCGAAGTCTAAACTAGGCTCCTTCCACTGAATTGCTTCCGGGTTATCACTCATGTTAATAGAGCCTCCTTTTTTTTGCTCTTAGCTGGTTTCTTCTTAGAAGCCGTGGCCTTTACATAAGCCTCTTTGAGCTCTTCAGGAGCAACATCCAGTTCACCTGTCAGTATATACTTAAGGCGTTTATACTCATCAGCGGATATTGTGATAGCACCTTCTTTAGACGGATCATGGGGATCAAGGATAAATATCATAGCTGGTTTACCCTGCCATGCCTCATTGAGTTCTGAGATACGCATGATCTGGATTACGAATTCCGCCTTATCAAGCGGCTTGACTGTTACATAGTCACCGGGTTCTAGTTTGTGTTGCATTACTGTCATGGTTATCTCCTATATACGGGTTACTTGTTCATTGATAGTTGCGAGATTCGCTGATATGTGATCTAACGAGTCCCTGATCTTCTCCAGGTCAGAGTAGGGCTCAGACTCCGGGCCGCACTCGTCCATAGGGGTGGCCCCTAATGCACGGTCTACATGGCGGTTTGTGGTCTCTCTTACTTCCATGGACACCATGTGCAAGCTATGGGCCTGATCTACTAGAGCCGTTAGCTGGGTCTCCTCTAGTGATACTTCTGCACAACACTCCTCGGTGAGTCCCTCTTTCGCGAGGAGATCTTTACTTGGGCATATCTTCTTCATACTGCTACCTCCAAAGGTACGTTGATTGTTTTAGATCTAGCGGCTTTACACTTGATCATCGTCTCTGGATACACATGCAGTGGTGTTAACGAGAAACCCTCCTCCGTGTCTCTATAAGTGTACACCTCTGCGTCTAATACTTCTATGGCTACACGTACTTCAATGCGTGCGCCCTTACTTGCCTGCCAACCTGGTAATAGGATAATAGTATCCACGTTACCATTGAGAATCATACATAGGTCCCTTTTAAGGTAATAACTCCAGGCCTGTTCACCTTCATCCATATCTGATGGGTTAATAAGCTTCCTAAGCAGACCGGACCTAACCAGTATGCCTCCTACTCTACGAAACTCCGGATGATTGTACTCTTCAATATCAGTCATCGGACCACTTAAATACCCTATATTCATAGTCTCCTCCTATTGCTTTACGCCGTTAATCCAAAAATCTACTGTAAAGGAACCTGTTCCCCACTTAAACATAGTACTATCAAATGGTCCTATATAAAGACTATCTATAATACCATCAAAATAATATGCATTAAGTATAAACAAATCCTTCTGTGCGTCTACTGTTAACATTAATCCTCTCCAAATAAAGCACCAAGTATACAGAAGGGTAGTACTACCCATAAACATATAACCCCAGTGCCTATGACTATTAAACCGGCGCATAACCACATAATAGCCTCTTTTAGTAATTTTGCAAGAATGTTCATCTTTCTAATGCCTCCGAGAAGTCTTCTAGTTTCTTTTTATTCTCCTGCATCTTCTCATAGACATTAGCACAGATCTGCATAGCAGCATCACTGGGGCTTATGGAAGTACCTGTCTCCATCCATCTCAATACAGCATGACTTACAATGTCCTCAAGCATAATGCACTTAGCTAGGTCAGCCATCTCAACTGGTTCAGGTAGGTCAGCCATTCTAGCTACTATGTTATGGTAACTACAACCAGACTTATGCTGCTGTAGCAACCATATACCAGTACCTGTCATAACCTCATGACGGAAGCCGGCCTCCTTATAGCGACCGGTCTTCTCATCCTTTGTGTAATACATTTCAGCTTCCATCATTATCCTCCTTTATAATAAGCCTTGTGCTTCGAAGTCGTCAACCGGGCCCATATCCTGCATGAATGAACTACCTATGTTATTCATATTGTTAATCATGCTCTCCATAGTATCAGCTTCCTCACGGCCTTCATGTACAATCTGTGCTGCTCCAAGGGCCATAGCATAACACATAAGAGCCTGGAAGTTCATAAAATCCTTTTCTGTACATTTTTCTCTATAACTGTTTTTGTAATCACAGTGGAACTCTATGTGGCAGTCCCGGCAGAGAGTTATACCGTTATCTACATCATATCTTTGCTCTTTAAAATACTTAGCACCGTTTTTATGATGTGCTTGCCTATTCTTAATGCTTGAGCATACTGCACATCGTGTATCCCGCCTTATAACTGCTGCTCTCCATTTTCGATAAGAAGGTGTTCTTCTAAAGTCGTCAGAGGCAGCAGTTGATTTTTTGGTAATAGGAGCAACTAAGGCGCGCTCAAGATCCCATCCTCGTTTTAAACGATCCTTAACTAGGTGGTATGATGTATTATAATAACGACACCATTGGGTCATTGTCCGGGTTTTACCGTTCAAGGTTTTCATATTGTTTGTACTCCTGTTGTTCGCCTGTTCTCTTTGTGTAGCCCAGTGGCAATTAGATTTAAAATAGCCTAAGTCATTATCCCGTCTATTCAGGATAAAAGGACCCTCCTCCGGGTGATCCTTAGGACGCAAGCCCATGTCCTCAAAGAAGCCTTCAAAGGTGTCCCAATGAGGGCAGACTGTTATGTCTCTTCCTCCGTATCTTTTATAAGATTTATGCTTAGGATTCGTGCATCTTGCTTTCATATTACGCCACGCTATATACTCATAGGTGTTATACATGCCGTGTTTTGTAAAAACAGTAGCGAGTGGGCACGAATTAGAACAGAACTCTCTGTTCCCCAAAACATTACTAGGAAGTGTAACAGTTTTACCGCAGTCACAGAGGCAGGTCCAAAGGGCTTTTCTATGCTTATTTGTACCTGCATGCCCAAGGACAGTTAATGTACCTATGCGCTCTCCCTCTCTATTCGTCATATTGTGTGCTGTTATATTAAAATACCTTGTTAATTATGTACTACCCCCTACAATACTGCGTTGTGTAACCATTTTCAAGTATTGACTACTTTGCCTCCAGTCTTGTTTACTCATTTGTAGACCTCCCGTTCAAGCCTCTTGACCTCTTCACGTAGATGGATAGGCTCTTTGTCTAACGCGTTAGACTTTTCCCCGTCGAAGTGCAGGGATATCTCCTCTTCATCCGCATACTCATAGGTCTTCTTAAAGATCGACTCTTTAATAGGATATAGTTCTCCTTCGACTCCCATTACTAAATACTCACCTGCTTCAGCATGCACAGCACCATTAGGCGTCATAACCTCAAAGGCCTCGTGGATAGGTGATGCAAAGATAGTTACAGGTTTCTTGCGATAGACCCTAAAGGATACTGGTGCATCCTCCGGAATTGGGTCCTCTTCATCAAATCCAAATTTTAACATGGTTACCTCCTATGTTAAATAAGCTTGTTCTTCATCGTCTGTTGTTGATGAACTATCATTGCTCCAAGACTCCTCACTCTCTTCGTGCCCTGGGCCAATATACTTCTGCATGAATGAAGCTATAAGGGCCTGTATATCCTCATTAGACCGGTATCCAGCGGCCGATCCTTTAGCAGCATCATCATCCAGTTTATCAACGAGGTCATCCATACGACTTTTAACTTCACGATTATACTCAGCACACAGAATAGACTCAAATAAGGCAAATTCTGTGGTCGGAACATCTATCCTACCTGAACGGAAGTTTACCGTAACCTCTACAGCATCCTTCTCAATAACAGTAATTTCATCTGTGTTGATGATTACACCAAAGCCATCGGTGTTTGTTGATTTTATAAACATTATGTAATAGCTCCTTGAAGTTTCCGTGCGAGCCCCTGCTTCCGTGCAGTAGATATTGTCGTTGCATAATTGGAGTAAGCATTTCTTATCTCCTGAGGCGTCATGGTATGTTTATAGGTGGTACCTGTATCCGTAGTTGCAGTTGTAGCAGACGCGTCACTCAGATAATTATCTGTGACACTATTAGACGTAATAGTAGTGCTCCAAGTACTATCACCTGTACCAGACGAGCCAATCTCATAAGGCTGTTGAGAGTACTTATAGTCACCACTAAGATCGTACTCTTCTTGTGTGTCCTTTCCCGCTTCCTCTTCCTTAAGTAGGCCACTAAACGTCTCCATCTTCTGTTCCCAATAACCATCGTAGTCCTGGCTTAAATAACTAATAAGCTCATTATAGGTGATTTCGTTGATTTCTATATCTGCTGTGCCTTCAATGTTACTGGATAGAAAGAAGTTTCCATCCTTTTCTTTCTGCTCAATCGAAGAGACATCCTCCGGTCTAAGCGCGTGTTTCTTTCCTCCTGAATCTTCAAAGTGTATCATATCACTCCTCCTTTTAACTGTAGTGAATTCATTTTTACCGTCTAACCCAAACCAATATTTTTCTTGGTACATGTGTGGACTTACTATTCCTATCATATTAATTCCTCCTAACACAACATATAGTGTTTTCCTGAAAAGTCAAGCGATCTTTAACAGTTACTGCCTATTTGTACTATGCAGGCGCGTGTATTATATTAAGGAATGAATAACATTATGAGGGACACCTCAATTGAAGACACACTACAAAGAGGACAAAACAAAATGCAAAAGACTAGTGCAGACAAAAAGACAGATATTTACCTTAAAGCGTACTACGGTGGTTACATAAGCAAAGAAGCTGGCTTTATGCAGGACATATATAAAGGATGGCAGGGTATGAAACCTCAACATAAGAAATGGATCGGCGCAGGCGTCGGTGGCATAGGAGCAGGTCTAGCCGGTGCGATAGGCGGTAAGATGATGGGTGCAAAGAATACACCTTTAATAGCCTTACTAACAGCATTGGCCGGTGGTTACGGTGGATGGCAGGCAGGTAGTGGTAAGAATGATTATATCAGCAAGTTACTGGCCTACCTAAGCGGGTCTAAACCAAAACCAGTAGCCCCATCCGGGAAAAACCCTTTAACCACACCGGGGCCTAACAATACACCTGCACCTGGGCCTATACCCAGAGATACTAGTATTCCTTTGGCAAAGCTACCTAAGGCTAAACCTGCAGACACCAGTATTCCAGCTCCTACCCCCAAAGAACTGACGGATAAGACTATTAATCAGGACAATGACGCGGCGTACACAAAGGAATACGACATAGGTAAAAAAGTTAATGGCATTGACTGAGCAACAACTTAAGGCCCTTACTAAATTACTAGGTTATTCAGCAGGAGGCGCCGGCGTTGGTGGTCTTCTTGAATACCTTATAAGAGGGCGCGCAGGCGCAACAGGTATCCTCGGTGGAGCAGCCGCGGGTGCTGGTGGATATCTAGCCACCGATAAAGGTGCTAGAGACCAACTCGGTAAATTCTACAACTACATGACGTCCACCACTGACGATAAGCTTGCTACTATGAAGGATAAAGGTGGAGCACCTCCTACAGTACCTACTAAAGCCCCTAAAGAAGTGAGCCGCTTCGACCAGTATATGGATTACATGGTTAAAGGCATGGAAGGTAAAGGATACACACCCGAACGTATTAAGAATGAAATAGCAGATTATTATGATCAATACCAGAAGGTACCACCCTCCCTGGATCATTTAGATGCATCCATTAAAGGAACAACATTAGATTCAATGCCCGGCACAGGTGGTGGTATTTCCAATTCTTTTCTCTTAGGTGTATCAGAGGATCTAGGTTTAGGAAGAATCAACCCAGATAGTCCTGAACAGAAGCAAGACATCACGGATAAGATCATGAACTGGGGTTTCTGGGGATCATTAGGAACACAATTAGGAGCCTCTCGTATTAAAGGAGGCGCCGGCGTAAGTGGCGTAGCTAGTAAGGTAGGGGGCGTAGCCAACAAGCTTACTCTCGGGTTACTCCTAGCCGAGCAGGCTAAGAAGTTCGCATTAGCAAGATTTTCAGAGGAACATGGAGCTGCTAGAGATAAGTCTAAAGGTAGAGAACGCTCTTTCGCCATACAAGGAGGCCTCCCAGGTAATGAGGCCTATGAACAACGCCAACTAGGCAGATCAACTTCAGCGTTGGTAAGAGGACTAGGTGCAGCAGCCGTGGGGACTAAGTCCCCTGAAACGGCTGCCTGGATATGGCCCGGAGATTATATGGCAGATGCAGCCAGAACTACTAACTATTTAGACCCTACTAGAATGGGGTATAACCTAGTAACAGGCCAAGCAGGTAAAGATACCAAATCAAAGGCTATCGCAACCTTAGTAAGAGATGCAGGTAGTTGGTGGGGTGGCCTAGCTACCAAAGGTAAACCAAGCATGCCACGTACCTTAGATATCAACAGAGAAGGCACAGCGCCTATCTCCGATCAAGATGTCCATAACTACATGAGTAGTCTTCCAGATGACAGTCCAATTAGGGCTAGCATCAACAGACAATATAAATTACAACAGAAGTAATTAGTTTCGTCGTTTGACTTATCCCCGACCCCTGCTATATTGTAATTGTAAAACAACATATTGTGATAGGAGGAATTCATTATGTTAAGACCAATCGGAATAACAGGAAAGATTGCAGCAGGCAAGGACACATTCGCGGACATGCTTATTGCACACGACTGCAAAATGTTTACTAAGTACTCATTGGCAGCACCCATGAAGAAGATGGCTACCGAAGTCTTCGGCTTCACACAGGAGCAGGTAACAGACCACACCCTTAAGGAGACTACAGACGAGTTTTGGGATATCACTCCTAGACGCTTCCTGCAGATCATGGGCACGGATATGTTCCGCGACGTATTCAGAGAGGATGTATGGCTTAAGATGGCTGAGAAGCACATGAGAGAGCACGAGGACAAGCATGTAGTTATCTCAGACATAAGATTTCTAAATGAAGCAGAGTTCATCCGGGATCTTGGAGGAATAGTAATCAGAATAGATCGCCCGGGCCAACCTGAAGCTGAGAATGCTATCAAACATTCCAGTGAGGCAGGCATACCAGACGAACTCATTAACCATGTAGTAGCAAACGATTCAACAATCTGTAGCCTTAATTGGCAGGTTAACACATTTTGGGTACCGCAGATACTGGAGGAGGACTAATATGAAAGAAGTACCATTACCATTTAGAAGCGGATTCTATCTAACAGCACACAGTTTGGTCACACAGGAGGGTGGGTGCATGCCTATGCTAGGACGCACGCGTGATAAGTGTATGTATGTATTAACAGCAGAGCCTGTTGATGGCGAATACATACTACTTGAGGACGATGTAGCTATGATGAAGAACGAAGAGATACCCAATGCACTTAAGGAAGGTAGCATGGGTTACTATACTATGGCACAAGTCGATCTTATTCCGTATCATATATTTAATCAGTGGGAGAAGCGTGATTACATGTTATTCGCGGTAAGAGTCAATGACCTGGTTTATGATACTAAGACAAAGAAGACCTTAATATCCACGGACCGTAAGCTATACTACATGGATAGCCACTTTACAGGCGATGTAGCAGTACCACCACCGGCTCCTTCTAGAGGAGAACGTTCGGACGATATTGCGCTGGGTGTGGAACTTAAGATAGTCTCAAGCTCCATCCTTATGCAGCAAAAGCGTAATGAGGTAGCCAACGGGGTTGAGTGCACATACGATACCAAACGTGCTAATAAGATAATGAAAGCAGCAAAACGAGGTAAATAATGGCCAATGACAGAGCATTAGTAGAAGAGAAGGAAGCGGAGTCATATGAATACATTGATAAGGTCAAGGAGACCATACTACCGCACACTAGCCGTACTGGAGGCATTGAAGGAGTCAAAGACCCTTACCCTGCTATCAAGTACCGTAAGTTTGAAGGCGAGCGACTGGTACAGGAATCAGAGCTTACTAACATTAAACACCCGGAACTAGTAGAAGAAGAACCAAGTATTGGGTTTGTAGCACCATCTCTAGGCGGTGACCCTATTCAGGACCCCTCATTGCCTGTGCCACCCACAAGAGCCGGCATTAAGCAGCCTGACTCAATCTCATCAGTGCACCCAGTGGCTACTACTCCGATTGATCCTAACTTAGAGATGATGAGGATGATGAAGGAGATGGTTATGCAACAACGTGTAGCACCTCCCCAGAACGAACCACCTAAGTCATCCAGTATACCTACTGATGGTATCATAACAGATACCAAAGGCGAATATACATCGGTTACATTTACCGGTCCCTTTGGTGAAGTATCCGCTCCTTTCCAGAAAGTAGTAGATGGTGAGCTTTGTGTAGCACTGGTACAAGATACTAACAGTGCTTTCAATTATAACCCACCTATTGCTGATGATGTAAGCATCCTAATGGAGTGGCAGGAGAAGAGCAGTAAACGGACTCAACCTGTTATTAATGCGGGACTCTCATTTAAACTGTCTAAGACCGAGAAGGTCATAGTCTTATTAAAGGACGGTAGTTGAATACAACCGAGTATTAAACTATAGTACTGTATGGAAAAAATAAGTAAACAACGTATTATCTGTTCAATCTCTGGTTGTTCGCACGAGGCGGAAGAGGACTCAAGTCCCCCACTGTGCAATGCGCACTCCCATGAGAAAACTGCATCAAGTGGCTCGGACTTCGGTCTTAAAGCTGCCGCGGAGATGAGTGAACAATTATGGAGACACAACAAAGATGTACTCAACTAAATTCCCGTTGAACAGCAGGATCATTGACTTCCCTGACCCGTTCATGAGCTTCTCGAACATTATCTACCCATCCACAGTACAGGAAGTATTCTATTGGGCAGACAGGCTATGGTTACGTAATGGGATCTATTCTCAGGCCATTAAAAAATGTGTTCGTTACTTCCTTAACGACATAGACCTGACAGGGGACGACCTAAGCCATGACACACGTAAGAAATACCAAACCTTCCTAATGGAACAGATGAATATACTGGACCAGCTTGGGCAGGTAGGTGATGATGTAATCGCCTATGGTAACAGCTTCACATCAGTATCAGTACCGTTAAGGCGGTCCTTGGTATGTCCTAATAAAGATTGTGGACTATCCCGACCTCTTGAAACACTGAAGTTAGATGAAGACTACAAGTGGAAAGATTATAGCTTTGTAGGGGACTGTCCTCAGTGTAAAATGAAAGCACAAACCTTTAGACGCATTGATGCCAGCGGTGTCAGTAAGCATTCAAAAATTAAAATCATTAGATGGGCACCTCAGTATGTTTCTATTAAACATTGCTCTATCACTGGTGAATCCGATTACTACTATGAGATCCCGGCGGAAGAGAAAAGACGTATCAAGGACGGTGACCCTGTGTTTATACGTTCTATGCCGTGGGAACTTATAGAGTCTGTTAAGAACGACAGGCCATTTAAGTTTAATAAGGAAACATTTTATCATCTAAAATGTAATACTGCAGCAAATCTTGTCCCTATGTTGAAGGGTTGGGGCTTACCTCTGTTTATGTCTAACTTCTCACAAGTTGTTCACCTCCAAATACTTGAGAGATTTAATGAGGCGATTGCGATGGATTACATCGTACCATTCAGAGTTCTGACTCCTCCGACAACTGGGGGCGCTTCAAAAACAGATCCTATGTTATCTAATAACATGGGTAACTTTATGGGAGCTGTAAGACGTATGGTCAAACAGCATCGCCAGGACCCGACTTCTTGGCATACATTACCATTCCCTCTAGAATATCAGGCAATCGGTGGAGAAGCTAAATCACTGGTACCTGTTGAACTTATTGACAGAGCACAAGACGTACTGTTAACTAGTATGGGTGTTCCACAAGAGTTCTATCGTGGGTCTATCACTATGGGAGGCAGTGGTCCTCCAATCTCTCTTCGTATGTTCGAAAAGACTTGGACGCATTATACCACTATGCTTGACGACTGGTTAGGTTGGTTTCTAGTCCAGTGCGGTCGTATCATGGGATGGGAAGGTAACATTACCGGAAAACTTGAACGTACTAGTATTGTTGAAGACGAAATGGGTAAACAAGTTAAGCTTAATCTAGCTAGCGCTAAAGTCATCTCTAACCGTACAGCCCTTAAAGCATTCGGTATTGATATGGACCGTGAACGCGAACAGATCATCGAAGAAGACCGTATTATGAACGAGTTAATGCGCGAAGAACAGAAGAAGGATGAACAGACTATGATGCTCACGGAGCAGATGGCTACTATTCCTCCAGACGCAGCAGCTCAGAATATGGGTATGCCTCCGGGCGCAGAAGGTGGAGCACCACCTGCAGGCGGACCAGTAGGCGCAGCACCTATGCCTCCAGCAGGAGCAGCTCCTATGGGCGGTGGTACACCTTCTATGGATGATATGATGGCACAAGCTGAGCAGACAGCTCAGCAGATTATGTCTATGGACCCAACAACTAGACGTAATGAGCTCACTAATCTCAAGAAGAGCAATCCTACATTACACGCTCAAGTTAAGCAAATGATATCAGACATGGAGCAGGGTGTTAAATCAAACGCCCTAGCCCAAGCTAAGCAACAAGCGTCACAAGGCGGCGGTGCTATGTAATCACGGAATGGCCAATAGTGCTTTCTGAGGTTATATTAATAGTATAAATATGTAGGAGTAAAACTATGAACAGCATTCAATTTGTTGAATATATGAATAAACAGGCAGGACCTGGTTACACAGATGACACTATAAAAGCCGCTAAGGGTATATATGGTGATGATAAACCGGGTGCATTGGATGCCCTCAAAGGCAGAGCAAAGGCTCAGTGGCAGATGCAGCGCGCTGCTCCATCGGCCGCCCAGGCCAGAGAACAGGGAAACCTTATATCATCTTCTGATGCAGGTCTTTCTATGGACCAGCTCAAAGCAAAACGTGAACGCGTAGCCCGTGTTGATAAACCCTTCAGAGCTCAATCCAAAGTTTCACTTACAACCCCCGCCCAGTCACGATACACATCAGGCGTTGCTAGTCGTATGGGCAAGCACCTAGGAAAAGAAGACAGCACGTTTGATAAGTTTCTAGGATGGGCAACAGGGTCTCAGAATAGGAAAGCAACGGAAATGGATGCCCTATTAAAAGATATCAAAGCCAACCCTGACGGAGAAGCAGCCCGGCAGGCAGGGTTTACACCCGGCTCCCTCTGGAATCCCAGTACGTGGGGTTCAAGTGCTATTAATAGAGGAATTGTAGATAAGTCAGTAGCCGCCAATATACCAGCCGCTGTAAAGCAACAGCAGCAAGAAGCTTTAGCAGCCTTCTGGGCTAAGAATAAAGAGTGGTTAATTGCAGCAGGTATCGGCGTAGGTGGATTAGGTCTATTACTCACAACCCTCATGATGTCAGGCGGGCAACAACAAGCCCAACAACAGCAGCAACAACCACAAGCACCCTCACCGTGGTGGGCTAATAAAAACTTTAGAGGCTATAACTTCAGAGGTAGAGCATAATGGATGATAGGTTAGCAAAAGAAGCATTTGTGGATGATATGTTGGACCAAGTCGGTAAATTCGACTTAGCATCTATTCCTAAGACATGGCGCAAGATGACTGGGAATCCACTAGGGTCCGCACTTGCCACAGGAGCAGCTGTTGCTTTGCCTGCTTACTTCATGGCTAGACCAATGGCTAGAGGGCTCACAAATTTAAAAGGTAGACTACTAAGGCAGTCACCTGAACAGATCCAAGCTGAATTAGCTAAGGTAAACAATGCAGGAGACTTCAGAGGTCGCCTAGCTACTATCTTAGGTTTACTAGCAGCAGGTGGGTCTTTAGCACACAATTATGTACCTAAGTCAGTGCAGCCAGACAGTGGAGGGCTTAAGAGCCTTCTAACCTGGGATCACAAGTGGCCTGACGATGGTACGATGTCTCCAGACGAGTTTAATAAGAGGAAGGACGCTATCCCAAAGATACCGCCTAACTATCTTCAGAAGCAACAGATGGCTAAAGAAGCAGGCTACAATGCAGCTTATATGAATCCTTTACACGACCATCCTGGTATTCCTGTTGATTACTCGCTTGACCTTATATGGGGAGACAAGTATCTTAATGGTAAAGAGAAGATCAATGCCAGCAAACCATTTGAGAATGCTGGGGAAGGTAAATCAGGTATGATCTCCACAGGGGATCTCGCACGAGGCGCACTACGGGCCGGGTTCGGAGCAGGCGCAGGTTATCTTCTAGCCAATACAATGGGTAAAGTATTAAGTGCACCACAGGCAGTCACCCAAACACTGTCAGCAACAGGTGCCTTAGCAGGTATGTTAAAGAATACAGGAGTAATTTAAATGTCAAAACCAATAGAACAATATTGTAACTATATGCATAAAGAGGCGGTTAATCCATTAGCAGCCTTATATATAGCTTATACATCTGGAGAAGCACTCTCAGGACAGGCTATGTCCATGGGGCTCGCTCTAGCTGCACTAGCAGGAGGAACCGGAGGTTATGTCGCGTCTAAACTCACCTCTCCAGGTAAGAGAGATGTTAAGAACGTACAAAAAGCTTTCCTTCGGGATAAATTGCAGAGTGAACTGTCGAGGTCTAATCGCGAGGAACAGCTCTCTCAGTTAAAAGAACAGAGTTTACCTGGGGCTCCCAAACCTAAGAGTTTACATATATGAGTGACACAATTAAGGAGGTAGAAGAACCCACATCTATCAAGATAACAGGGGACTTCGAGGGAATACCATATAGAGGTGTTCCAATCAATCTGAAGAAGACGGATAAGCCCGAAGACTTCATGAAGTTGAACACGGTATTATACGTCAAACGGTTTGAGCTGTCTGATGAGAAACAGCTTAAAGAATATGAAGAAGTATGTCAAAAAATACAGGATGGCCACGCACAACAATCCTATGAGAAAATGGAGTACATACCTGATGAAAAGCATTGGGTAGCTTTAGTACGATGGATAGACTACTGGTACAGTCCACTGGGAGAACCTGAAAAATGATAAAGAAACAAGCCGAGTCCACATCAGAGATGACTCCCGGTACACTCGCGAATCTCGCACTGAATCCGTGGGCATCAGTACTGCCGGGTTCTAAATACTTTATACCCGAGTTTATTGAGAATATGAAGGCTAAGTATAGGGATAACCCTCCAATACCCTTTACAGGTAATGCATCTTTTGATAAGAATCTGTTTCATGGTATGGCAACAGGTGGTACAGCTATGGCTCTAGCAGCATTGGCTCGGTACATCATGCATACATCGCAGGATAAAGAGCTAGACAAAACACTTAGAACAGGCTCACGTGAGGCGACCGTAGGCGCTACTAATCCTATATTCTCACCAGACCCCTACTTAGATGATTTAGCAGAAGAGCAGGCCCAGCAGGGCATAGGCATCGATAAGTCTGCGGAAGAAGCTGTCAAAGAAGAACCCAAGCCTGATACAGGCGGCGTCGATATCAGCCCATGGCTCAAAGCTATAGTTCCTTTATCCATGATGATAGGCGGCGGTATGATAGGATATCAAGGTGTTGATAAAATATTAGAGCGTAATCGTAAAAGTGAACTAGACACTGACATTGATGAGCTTAGTAATAAATTAGATAAGGCCAACTATACTAAATTAATGAGAGCACGGGGCCTAGATCCAGATGAGCTACCACCTCCTGTACCACCTGGACAAGAGATGAGCGCAGACGGGCAGGTATCTCCTATACCTAAACAAGCCCTTGAGGATTCAGCTAAAAATGCAATTAAATCTATGGCAGCATTAGTTATGCTAAGTGTTGCAGCGAGTAGTGGTGTACTTACGAAACGATATTTCGACGGAGAAGATCCACAGAGAGCAGAGTACAGCGAAATGCAGCAGGCTCTTAAAGAGTTAAAGATGAGAGAACAGCGTAAAACTCCTATATCAATAGCTCCAATAGCACCAGCGCTCGAACAGAACCTTAACAAACACCTGGGTAGCCCACAATCAGCAGTAAGCCATAGTTTACCGTCCAAAATCGAAGAGACCCCTGTAGACATGCCTGTCTCAGGTCTCAACAAAGATAAGTCGGACAGAACAATGGCATTACTATGACCCAAACATTTTTATCGGAATTAAAGAAGCAACCTACGTACAGGTATGACATTTTAGATTTTGATGGCATAAGAAACGCCACAATGGATAATGTCAAAGCTGCTGTATCGCAACGTTTCCCTTTAGAGAATGATGATTATACTCTAGCTGTAGATGAAGTGGATTACGATGGCCCGGATAGTTATTCCCTAAAGGAGCAGAAAGAAGCAATCCTAAAAGGTAGAAGCCTAGGTCGTAGACTTAAGGGTAGATGGACACTTACCGATAAACTCACAGGCAAACCAGTAAGCCAGACTAAGAAAGTTACTTTACTTAATGTTCCTTATATTACTCCACGTGGTACTTATATCCGTAATGGCCATGAGATGACTATTGGACACGTGCTGCGCCTAAACCCGGGTGTTTACTCGCGGGTAAAGGCTAATGGATTATATGAGGCCCATGTTAATGTAGAACAAGGTACAGGTTCCCAGTTTAAGATGGAGATCGACCCAGAGACTGGTGTATTTAATATTCGTAAGGGTAATGTCAATGCAAGGCTTTATCCTATTCTCAGATCCATGGGTATCCCTGATAAGAAAATAGAGGAGATGTGGGGCACTGAATTGCTCAATACCAACAGGCTGGCAAGTTCCGGAACTATGGTAACACGTAATCTTCAAAAGCTACTACCCAAGGAAGCCTCTGACGGCACGAAAGCCAATTACGTGACTCTGAGTCCGGATGATGCTAAAGCGCTCTTAGAATCGTTTGGAACGATGCGACTAGACCCTGTATCCACAGAAGCCACTCTTGGCAAGCCTTATGACAGAGTATCACCTGATATGCTGTTAGGTACATCGGATAAACTATTAAGATTAGCTAAAGGCACATCAAAGGCAGATAATAGGGATAGCATGCAGTTTCAGAAAGTATATGGACCTGCTGAGATTTTTGCAGAACGTATTGTCAAAGATGGTGGCCGACTAGGCCGTGCCCTCTTATGGAAGGCTACAAACAAAAAGAACCTGGACTTTATGTCATCTGGTGCACTTAATGCACATGTTGACGGAGTCTTTAATGAATCAAAATTAGCACAGTACATTGACGGGTCAAGCCCTTTTGATGCTATTGACTCAGCTACACGTATTACACGTCTAGGCGAGGGAGGCTTGAGCAGCCAACGTTTAGCATCTGATGAGATGAGATTGGTACAGAACTCCTTTAAAGGATACATAGACCCGATCAGATCACCAGAGTCTCTCGCCGTGGGACTACAAATGTTCATGACACAGAATACACGTAAAGGACATGATGGCCTACTATATACACAGTTATTCAACCCACGCACAGGTAAGAAAGAATGGGTAGACTCTAAGACAGCAGCAACAGCCAATATAGCTACTTCGGAGTACATGGATACTAAAGACCCTTATATCCCTCTAGTGGGTGGAGAGCGTGGTGTACATATAGCACCCCGTAAAGATGTGGACTACTATCTTAGTGATGATAATAACATGTTCTCATTGGGTTCTAACATGGTACCATTCAAGGGCGGTGTTAAAGGTATGAGATTATTGATGGGGTGCCTGGCTCCTGATACTAATATTATAATTAAAAAAGCTGATAATAGTATATTTTATGGTCATATAGAGAATTACGAATGGCACCAAGGAGACCAAGCGCACTCAGTTGATCAGACTACTGGAAAGACAACCTGGAGAGGGGTTGAGCGATTGGTGCCTAATTATAATAAAATAGATATGTTAGAAGTTAAATTAAAAAGTGGTAGAAAACTAACTACAACTGTTAATCATAAATGGGTGACTATGAGTGAACAAGGAACTTTAGAAAAGATCACAGCTCAGAATCTAGTTATGGGTACACCCATCCCCAGAGAAGGTTGGTTAGACTTCCCCATGGAAGAAGGCATCACATCTGTGACCATAGGGAAGGGGGCCAAGCATAATAGTTTTTCGGGCTTTGAGATGGAGCTCACAGAGGGCGTGGGATACATGCTGGGTTTATATACTGCAGAGGGCTGGTTACAAGGAGATAGGGGCCATGGATATGGTACAACAAGCTGGGCAGTTGATAGACCGGAATTGCAGAAGAGATTATGTGCTGTATTAGATGACTTGGATCTTAAGTATAAAATAAGACGCAATGGTGCCGACCCTCATAAGAAGGTAGTGGTCAATCACTCAGGGTTTGCACGTTGGTTACATGCTAATTTGGAAACGGGTTCTTACAAGAAGAAGGTTGCGGGACTGATCCTGCAGGCCCCCTTAGGGTGTAGGGAAGGTTTTATAGCTGGATTTTTTGACGGAGATGGTACTGTGATGGATAGAAGAGGCTACGCCAGGCTAATTACAGGTGTGAGAAGTTATGACCTTATAGAGGGTTTGTCGAACCTATTCAGCACACTACAGATTGATACAGTGGTTAGAGAAACCACAGCCCTCGATAAACCTATCTACTTACTCGAAGTAAGGTCCCAGCATTTACATAAAGTCCCGGTGCTTACTCATAACGAAAAAGCTAAGAGGATGTCTACGCTGAAACTGTGGTCCGGTAAAAAGAATATAGATTACATACCTATGTATAAAGATCTTCATGCCAGCGTACTACAGCGATCTACCCGTAAGGAGCACTTTAGACATCGCGCATATGTTAATCAACATACGAAACAATCATTACAAGAGCGCATATCCTCCGAGGAATGCATCTGGTTAGATAGTGAGATAAGGTGGGATAGCGTGGTTGGTATAAAGGACGTAGACCCTGTAGCCATTACATATGATCTGGATCTCAATGACCACACATTCTCAGTAGGTCAAGGTATATTTGTACATAATAGTAAATACGCTACACAGGCTTTACCCTTAGTTAATAGAGAAGCAGCACTAACACGTAGCGCAGATGGTACAGGTACCGGTTCTGTAGAAAGATTAGCAGGTAAATACACAGGAGCGGTCCAGGCACCTAAAGCAGGTGTCGTAAAACAAGTACGTAAAGATAAAATAATCGTTGAATATATAGACGGGGAACAAGCAGAGCATGAGCTTTATGATAACTTCCCGGCCAACCAGAAGGGTTACCTAAGGAGCCATGCTGAAGTTAAAGCTGGTGATACGTTTAAGAAAGGTCAAGCACTAGCCTCAAGCAACTACACAGCTAATGATGGTGTGTTCGCGGGTGGTTTGAATCTTCGTACAGCTTTCATGAACTTTAAAGGCTCTAACTATGAGGATGCTATCGTAATATCAGAGGCAGCAGCTAAGAGATTAACATCCGAGCATATGTACAATACAAAGCTACCTAAAGAAAAACATCTATCCACAGATACCAAACGATATGTTAACATGTTCCCGGGCAAGTATACGGCAGATCAATTTGATAAGATGGATCCTAACGGTATGATTAAAACGGGTTCAGTTGTTGACAAAGGTGATCCACTTATACTAGGTATCAGAGAGAACCAGCCATCCCCCGGTACCGCGGGTCGTCGTACATTTACAGATGTCTCCGAGAAGTGGGAACATGATTACCCGGGAGTTATAACAGATGTAGTTACAGGTCGCGAGAATCACACAGTCTTCTCCAGAGCCAATGTACCTATGAAGGTAGGCGATAAGATGTGTTACTCTGAGGATACAGATCTGCTAACCTCAAAGGGGTGGAAGAATATTACGACTGTAACACTGGCTGATGAATTGGCCACCCTAGATCCTGATACAAAAAACATACAATACATCAACCCTTCAGCATTGCATAGCTACGACCACTCTGGTAGTATGCATGTAGTAGAAACAACACAGGTCAGCCTGTGTGTTACTGAGGAGCATAAACATTATGCAGCCCTTAGAAAGGGTAAAGAAGCAAGGTGGGAATATGGTCTTCATAAGGCCTCTGATTTATATGGTAAAAAGTACAGGCTGGAAAAAACGGGTAAGTGGAAAGGCATACACCAGGATACGTTCAAATTACCACCCGTTGTTATGGGTGTAGGTAGAACCATGAAACTTGTTGAGGGGCCTGAGGTTTCGATAGAGGCTTATCTGACTATAATGGGCATCTACCTATCCGACGGCAATTCAGTGTGGCAGCCTAGTAGTGGTTCTTATGGTTTTGATATAAGCCAAACAAAAGGTAATAATAAATATATACTGCAAAAGGCCTTTACCAGATTAGGTGTGAAGTGGTGTGAAGGGTCTCATTCTGAAAAAATAAGAGTGTATAGTAAGCACTGGGCTTCTTATCTCAAACAATTTGGAAAAGCACCCGAAAAGTACATACCTGATAACATACTGACCCTGTCACCTGATCTTTTGGCCATTTTTTATGAGTGGTTCATGTTCGGCGACGGGCACAGAACCCAAGCAGGACACGGAATAACTACAGTCTCCAGCCGTCTCGCAGGGGATTGGCAAAGATTATGTCTTCATATGGGAATGTCCGCCACTGTAAGACTTACAGATAAAGGTGGACCACGCATTATATGCGGACGAAATTGTTTTGCTAAACCATCCTACACGGTAAGCACATACCGATATAAAAACCAACCCACGATCAACCACGGGCATGCCAAGACACAGAAGGGTCAGACGGAATACTGGGATGAAAACTATTCAGGAAAGGTCTATTGCCCTGAGATGCCTTTTAATCACATAGTCTATACGAGACGTAATGGTAAAACAGTGTGGTCCGGTAATTCAAATAGATATGGTTCAAAGGGAGTAGTAGCAGAGGTTGTACCTGATAACCAAATGCCTTTAGATAAGAAGGGTAAACCATTCGAAATATTAATGAGTCCTCTAAGCGTCGTTTCCCGTACTAATCCGGCCCAGTTAATTGAAGTTGCCTATGGTAAGATAGCCCAGAAAAGAGGTAAAGCCATAGATCTACCGGCCTTTATGACTGAAGATGCGGCGGAGAAGGCGATGGCTGATCTAAAAGAAAACGGACTATCAGATACAGATGATCTGCTTGATCCTGAAACTGGTAAGACTATTCCTAAGGTATTTAACGGGATGGCTTACTATTATAAATTAAAACATACAGCTGAATCTAAAGAGTCAGGCCGTGGTACAGCTGGATATACAATGGATAACGTCCCAGCGTCAGGTGGCTATGAAGGTAGCAAACGGCTTGGTGGCTTAGAAACCTCAGCTTTAATAGGTCACTCTGTTATGGAAGTCCTTAAAGATGCTAAGATAGTTAAAGGGCAGGCCAACGATGAGTTCTGGCGTGCATTTAAATTTGGTAAGACTCCTACTATGCCTGGTACACCTTTAGTACATAGCAAGTTCTTTGAACACCTAAAGGGTGCTGGTATTAATGTACGTAAAGGCAAAAGCAGTATTGATATCTTCGGTATGAACAATGATGATGTAGGCCGTCTCAGCCAGGGTCGACAGGTTAAGTCAGCTGATACATTTGAGACTAACACATACAGACCAATTGATGGTGGCTTGTTCGGTAAAGATGTATTTGGACCGGACGGTAACCAGTGGGGTTATATCCCATTAGATGAACCTATCCCTAATCCTGTAATGGCTGATAGCTTACGCAGATCCTTAGATATGACATTAAAAGATTTCGAAGCAGTAGCAGAGGGCCGTAAAGAGTTGAATGGTGATACAGGGGGTAACGCATTAAAGAAAGCCCTAGGTAAGATCGACCTTACCAGAGAGGTCAAGTATGCCATGGAAGATATAAAGCGTAGCACGGGTACGCGTAGGGACAATGCGATTAAGAAGTATAGAGCATTAGCCAGCATCAAACTGCAGAAGATGCACCCTAAAGACTTCATGCTTGATAGAATACCAGTCCTACCACCTAAGTACAGACCTATTACATCTGTAGATGGTATGACAATGGTTGCTGATGCTAACTACCTCTATAAAGCACTGATAGATGCTAACAAAGATTTTAAAGACGCCAGAGAACAACTACCTGATGATATGCTGGGAGATGCTAGAGCTCAGATCTATAGAGGCTTTAAAGCAATAACAGGATTACACGACCCAGATGGAATTAAGCTACAGCAGAAGAATGTAGGTGGATTACTTAAGTGGGTATTCGGTAAGAGTTCCCCTAAGTATGGTGCCTTCCAACGCCGTGTTGTAGGATCTGCTGTTGACATGGTGGGCAGAGGAACAGTCACACCTAACCCAGCATTAAAGCTTAATCAGATCGGACTCCCAGAGGAACAGGCTTGGAACATCTATGAACCATTTGTTGTTAAAGCACTCATACAGGGTGGATATAAAGCAACAGACGCAGTTAAGATGACAGCTGAGAAACACCCAGCGGCTTATTCTCTACTACAAAAGGCAGTTGAGGAACGTCCTGTAATTCTGAACAGAGCACCTTCACTCCATAAGTTTAGCTTAATGGGTTTCTGGCCAGTACTGACAAAGGGTAGCACTATACAGGTTAGTCCTAGTATTGTAGGACCATTCAATATGGATTTTGATGGAGATGCAGCAAACTTCCACGTACCTGTATCACGTAAGGCGGCACAAGAAGTTGCGAGCAAGATGATGCCCGAACAGAACCTTTTGGATATAAAAGACTTTAAAGCTCATTATAAACCAATGAGGGAATATTTGCAGGGCCTTAACATAGCAACAAGACAAAAACCAGGTCCACCTGTTAAAGTTTTTAAGAGTAAGGCAGACGCCAAAGAAGCTTACAGGAAAGGCGAGATAGACGTAGATGATCCTATTCGTATAGTGGACAAAAGCTAAATACCCACGTATATTTAAGGATGTATCTAAAAAGTCTAACGCGTTAGACATTTCAAATATAAACAGGAGAATACAATGATTGATAGAAAACTGCTTAAAGGAGCGCGAGAAAGCCTCAAAAAAGAAGCCTTCGTACCCCTCACACCAGAAGCACAAGCGGCAGCAGCCGGCGGAGCACCTCCAATGGACCCAGCTATGATGGGCGGAGCACCTCCAATGGACCCAGCTATGATGGGTGGAGCACCTCCAATGCCACCAATGGACCCAGCAGCTATGGGCGGAGCCCCTCCAATGGATCCAGCTATGATGGGCGGAATGCCTCCAATAGACCCAGCAACAGGAATGCCAATAGACCCAGCAACAGGAATGCCGATGGACCCAGCTATGCTGGGCGGAGCACCTCCAATGCCCCCGGAAGAAGAAGGTGACGATGTCGTTAAAGTAAGTATGGATGATCTTAAAGCACTGATGGAAGAAGTAGCAGGCGCCAAAGCAGGCGACGCTGAAAAACCACGTCGTGCAACCAATGCAGAGATCATGGACAAATTAACAGAGTTGGAAACGTCACTTTCGGCCCTCGTGGGCGGAGAACCGACTCCAGCTGATACAGGTATGATGCCTCCTGAATTAGAGGGCGCACCAATGCCTCCAGGATCCCCTGAAGAAATCTCAGCATTACTACAGAGCACAGGAATGGGAATGCCCCCAGAAGGAGCAGCTCCACCTATGCCTCCAGGAATGCCTGTACAAGCAGCAGCCAAGTCTAACACTATTGCTAGCCTAGTTAGCTCTTTAAAGGAGAAACAGAGATGAGCCAGAAACTTAGAGATGAATTACATAAACTAGCCAATATACAAGTGACCAAGCTACAGAAAGAAGCAGCTGAAGGGGACGCCCCAGCACCAGTAGGTGCTGCTCCTGTAACACGTGAGCTTAGCAAGGGTGAGATTATTAAGTTTATGCTTCTCTATGGTGGCGGAGGTGCAGCACTCGGCGCAGGTCTAGGCGCTGTAACAGGTGGTATGGATAATGTCGGCGCGATAGCAGGCGGCGGCATCGCAGGCCTAGCAGGCGGATCTTTACTTGGAGTAATGGCTTTGAACGCTCGTAGAATCAGAGAACACTCTGCAGCGCGCGAACAAGGAGCAGGGACAGAGCTTATGAATAGAAGCTGGAACTTAGGGGAAGGTGGTTTACTAGAAAGCACTCCAAGTGCGGCAGCATTAGGAGCCGGAACAGGCGTAGCTGCCCAAATGTTAAGTAGTGGATCTTTAAACAAGGTGCCCGGGGCTGTAACCAAGATACCTGGGGCCTTAAAAAAGGTACCTAAACTCTTCAAGATGCCTAACTTTAAAAAATTCAAGATGCCTAGTTTCTCTAAACCCAATCTTAAACCTGGTAATCTACAAATGGGTGCTAACGCCGGTAAGTACGTGAAAGGTGGCAGTAAAGGTAGCATTAATGGTGCTAGTATCTATAAAAACCTCCAGGGAGGAGCGAAGAAGGCCGCTTTGTTTGCACTAATGGGTATAGGTGCACAAATCGGCATCAATGAGTACAGAGGCCAGGCAAGGCATAAACGTCTTTCAAAACTACCCCCTGAATAAACATGATCACGACAGTAGGCAAAGAACTAGTTAAAGATGCTTTACCTGCTGCTTATCGTTCTTATGCCGAAGAGGCTATAGATGGTAAGCGGATCGGTGATCTTATGACTGATCTTGCTAAGAAAGATCCAGGTAAGTATAACGACACCCTCCAAAAACTTAATAACATAGGTCGTAATGTAGCAACTACATATGGCCGTGAAGCTAGTATTAGTCTCAAAGATTTAACAGTCCCTGCCTCCATCAGGAATAAGAAGCAAGAACTCAAGCAAAGAATACACCTTATAACAAATAGCACAGGCCTTACATCTGAGCAGAAGCTTGATGAGATTACGAAGGTAACCAATAAAGCCTCCAAGAACTTATCCGAAACAGTATATAGGGATCTCTTGGCCCGTAACAACTCTATGGCCAGACAAATAGAAAGTGGCTCCAGAGGGAATAAGACACAGCTTATGCAGACTGTCTTCGGTGATATGCTTATGGCAGATTCTACAGGCAAGACAATACCATTCCCAGGACTGGACTCCTATGGTAGTGGTGTATCTCCTTTACCTTATTGGCTTGGTGCTCAATCCTCCAGAAAGGGCATGTGCCTCGCAGGAAGCACATTGGTTAGAATGGCTGATTTCTCCGTTAAAGCTATAAAAGACATAACCAAAGGTGAGAGGGTAATAGGAGCCGATACTGAAGGAAATACTTTTCCGGTAGAGGTTATCGACACTTTTGATAATGGGGAACGAAAAGTTAATGATTACACGTTCAGGGTAGGAAGGATGGATAATCTTGTAACACTAACAGCTACAGAAAACCATAAAGTCCTCTCTGTCATTAAGAATGGACAGGCAACACCTCATCTAAGAATCCCTTCTAAGCTACCTCTCAGCCAGGCATGGCGTTGTTTTGGCATGACACCGGCCGGCACCTATCAATGTAAGGCAGAAACCTCACAGCCGTATGCTCGTTTATTGGGCTTATTATTAGGCGATGGACATTTAAGCGAGAAATATAGTGTTACGTTATCTTCAATAGATGTTGATCTAATAGAGAAGCTTAACAAGGATCTAAACAATGTTCAGCTTAAACATATAAAGAGGAATAGAACGTCCGGAGAGCCCTCCTTAGAGTACGTAGTAATTGGAAAAGGGATTAGAGACCAAGCAAAACACAGAAACCCTATAAAAAGATGGCTTGATACCTTTGGATTACTGGGCACACATTCCCATACTAAGTTTATACCAGAGGAGAGTAAGAGATGGTCAAATGCTGATATAGCTAATTTGATACATGGGTTATATGAGTCGGACGGTTGGTGCCGCAAAGGTAGTAATACATCTAACTTACCAGGTGTAGGCTGGTCGATGTCTTCAGAAATATTATTGAACCAACTAAAAGAACTGTTACAAACCAGGTTTGGCATCTACACAACAACTGTAAGCCCTGTTAAACTTTCAAAGACCAGATCCTTTAATAAGAGTGGAAAAGAGATAATACACAGACTTGATATGTACACCCTTAGAGTAACTAATGAGTCTTCTATTTATAAATTTAATAAACTACTGGCGTATGGAAGAAAATCAGATGAATTTAGAGAACTACTTAGTAAGCATACCCCTAATAACAGGGACGATAGTCTTGTTTTCGGGTATACAGGTAAATCAGACTCCTATAAAATAAATACGTATGATTTATCAGTGAACCACCCTGATCATCTATTTGTACTAGCTAATGGAATGGTAGTATCTAACTCCGATACACAATTCAGTACAGCTGAGTCAGGCTATTTAAGCAAACAATTAACAAACGTAGCCCATCGTAATATAGTAACTATGCCCGACTGCGGAGTTACACAAGGCCTTAAAGTAGAAGGTGACGACTCTGACAATGTAGGCAGTATACTACTGCAGCCTGTCGGTACCCTTAAAGCCGGTACAATTATACAAGCAGAACACTTACCCCTTATGACCGACAAGAAAGTAACAGTACGTAGCCCTTTAACATGTGAAGCACCAGAAGGCGTATGCCAACAGTGCACAGGTGTAAGAGAGAAAGGTACCTTACCTGATATAGGCGAGGCTGTGGGCATCAATGCTGTACGTTCCTTTGTAGAGGCACTAACACAATCCGGTCTTGGTTCGAAGCACATAGGCGGAGTAGGCGGTAAAGACGAAGAGGAAGTAGGTCTAACAGGTTTCAAAGAAGTAAATCAATTTGTACAAGTCCCTAAAGAGTTTGTAGGTGGTGCAATATTATCAGAAGCTGATGGTAAGGTGGCAAAGATACAAGATGCTCCCCAAGGTGGTAAATACATCATGGTCAGCGGTAAGCAGTATCATATTCCACGAGAACTCCACACAGCAGTAAAGATAGGCGATAATGTAGAAGCAGGTGATGTCCTTAGCAACGGAGTACCCAACCCTTCAGAGATTGTAAAGTATAAAGGTATAGGCAGTGGCAGACGTTACTTCATGGAACAGTATCATAAAATATTAAAGAAGAATGGAGCAGGTACTAACAGGCGCAATCTGGAACTCTTTGCCCGTAGTTTCATATCCAAAATTAAGATAAATGATCCCGAGGGTTACAATGGCCATATGGTAGGTGACGTTGTGGATTATGATTATTTAGCATCCAGATGGCAACCTAGAGAGGGTTCTAAGTTGAAATCAGTCACAAGTGCAAGTAATTTATATCTAGAGAAACCCTATTTACATTATAGTATAGGGACACGAATTACGCCGAAGGTATCTAAGGAACTGAGGAGTAACGGAGTAGGACTGGTTGCAACGCATCCTAAACCACCTCCCTTTGAACCGTTTGTCGTTCGTGCTCAGGATTTTACACAACATGATAAGGATTGGATGACTCGCTTAGGCGGAGAAAATCTCAAACGTTCAACATTAGGGGCCGCTGCACGCGGGGGCACTAGCGAACGTAAGAGTACATCATACTACCCAGCAATAACAAATATTGGAGATTAAAATGACAGACAGTAAAAGACACGGATACCTAGCAGGCTACTTGGCGAAGGAAGCAGTAGATCCTTTAACAGGCCTTTACCAGGCTTATACTAAAGGAGGCGTTAAAGCAAAACCAGCCCTGGGTAAAGCTATGACCCCGTCACAGAGTGCACATTTCGAGGCGGATAAGCCCATAGCTAAGAAGCTGGGCCCTGTTGATTTGGAAACACTTAAGGGAAGTTTTAAACCCGTAAGAGCAACAGGAAAAGGATGTTCTAAAAAACATGGCTCCTAATAAAGTCTTGAGATGGTACATGAATAAACTAGGCCTATAAACAACATTGATGCCTAGATATAAGTAAAGTAAGTACAACATTAACACAAGGAAATTACCATGGCAGGTTCAAATTTCGAAGTTCAACTAGGGCAGCTGGCCGACTCGCAAATTGCGCAGGACGCCCCAGCATTAACCCCTTATAAGGTCGGCTTTCAGCTCATCGATAAAGATGATGATGAGACTCGAGGAGTCGGTGTATCAGTATTCCAATTGAATGATCAATGGATTTACATCCCAATCTTTTATCTCAATGGACGGATCAAAGGACTCGATCTCATGTTCTTACCGAACAGAGGACAGTTTGTTCCAACCAAAGAAACTTGGATCTCATATCTCAAAGGACAGCAACCGCTGGAATTAGGAGAATCAGGAGAACAGGAAGAAGAAGAAAGCGCTAAGACAATGCAGGGTAAACCTGGTTCAGTCAATCTCACAGAAACTGATCCTTTCCTTAAAGGTGCAGCACTCTTAGAGAAGGACGCGTGGGAGAACATGCAGACACCTGTTAAATTCGACCGAGACGTATTTGACCTGAAAGAATGGGTACCTAGGCTGGGTAAAGAAGCATCTTTCCAGTTTACAGCCACCATGATTAAACACCCTGAATTCGCTAACGCAATTCTCAAGTATTATTCTGCGGATGATTTACGCGGATTAGCTAAGACAGCTGACGAAGTAGGAGTAGATGAGTTGGACATACCTGCCGCCGACGGATCTTCTCAAGGTCAGACTGTACTTAAAGTAATCACACCTGATTCCCCAGACGCATCTGAATTAGAAGATGCAGAGAAAGAAGTGTTAATGCGTGACCGGGTCTTCTTTGTAGACAACCGTAAGGAAACATCCACTGTATTTAAAGGTGAAGTAGATCATACGAAACTAAGCACTCCTACGTGCACAGGTCTCTATGATGTTCTTATGGCTGATGGTACATTTGATCGTTTCTATGTTTTGTTTCCAAACAAGATGGAAAATAAACCGGACAACAGTGTACTGAATACACGTGATGCTAAATTCTTATTGGTTCCTTTGAACCATAAAGATAAGTATCTCGCAGGCAAAGGATGTATCCAAGCTAAGCAGCTAACTATCACCAATGATGAAGATACAACTCTTCTTAAATCACTTGGTAGGGATCTCAAACGTATCATCAGAGAACGCTCCAATGATGCAGTGATTGTAGACCCTTATGCTAATAGCTACCAGGTTTACTTCAATGGACCTAAGACAGCCTATGGCAATAAGATTAAAATCAGCCTAGGACTTGGAACAGCAGCTTGTATGGATCTTGGTCGTAAAGTAGATTGCATGCAGTTCACTGATAAACCTGGTAAACTCTTCATTGGTGCGGATACATTATATGTTCCTAACAATGCTAAAGTTATTGACAGAGCAGATTACAAACTTAATCAGAAGTATGGTTTCGGTAATCCTAATACTCTAGTTAACAGCCTGATCAATAAGGTACAGCTCACTCCTGTTAAAGTATACAGCGATGGAGCATCTATTACACTTAGTAATGCTGACGTATCTGACGGCCCTATCAATAAGACAGCAGCCATGATTAAGTTAGTTAGAGATTACGGTATCGCAGCACCTACTGCTAAGAAAATGGTTAAGGAAGCAGCTTCTCAACATAGACCAAACTCTATGCGGTATCTTGTTAAACTGGCCAAAGACCCGTTCATCAATACAGCTGAGAACTCTATAGGAGCAGCAGCTGCACCTAATGATGTAGAAGAAGTAACAGCCCCTCAAGATGGGCTTGATGATATAGACACAGCAGTTAAGGCATCCGAGAACGGTGTCAAAGAAGTTATGGACGTATCCGTACTCCGTACATTGGCAATGAACAGTAAAGCAATCGACATGGTTGAGGATTACCTCCCTGACCTACTTCGTGGTCTCGACCGCGTAGGTAGACTGTTGTTCCTGTTCTACTGGCACAATGATGACTTCCAGGACCGTTATGGTACTGATGAGCTGACTGAGTTAGAAGAAAGCCTTCGTGATGTATTCCAGTCCTTAAGTGACTTGGTATTGTTCCTCAGTAAAAAGACTGTGGCACCTGATACATCCACCGAAGCCTTAGCAGGAGATCTTTCAGAAGATCTAGGTGCATGAGTAAACAATCAGATCAGAGTTGCGTTCTCGATAATGCGCCTGATTGGCGTTGGAAGCGAGCACTGTATGAGCGGAAGAACGAGAAGGAAAGTAATAAAGACTTCGTCGCCTACGCTGATGCAACAGTTAAACTGGCTAAGCGATTCTTAGAGGTATGGGAAGACGACCGATTCCAAGGTGCCCCAGCAAGAGAGCTTATGCCCGCAATGGCATTCTTATACGACCTACATCAGGAGAATTCTCCGGGTTGTACGAAGCATGCACTTGAAGCAGCTCTAGTGGCGAAAGCAAAGCCACAGTTCATACAATCAAATATTCATAAGAAACTGACACCTTTCATGATCAGAACTTATGAGCTTTTGTTTTATGATGTGAGAACTAAATTAGATTCACCCTTTTGGGTAGAGAAGTACATATTCGCACCGGCAGCCACACATAAGAAGGATGACTATCTGAACTCAGATTTGATCTGGAAAGTTGTGGGGTGGTCCGGAGGACCAGAGCGTCTACTTATGGATTGCATAAGAGGCCATACATATAAAGGCAAGACTGCCGACTGGATTATAGACCATGTGGTAAGCCAGAACGCGAGGGAAACTTTGAAATACGTGCACACTAGTGGTAAATTACCAAAAGAGCTTACTATACCTACGCAGCAACGCACATTGAGTGTTTGGGAAGATAGAACATACAAGCTTGATGAGCTCGCTGCTCAAGATGACGACGGGTTAATACCTGATAGTTTAGCTACATTTCATGGTAGAATCAAACTGAAAGATGCAGAAGCAGTAGTAAAGAAGATAGAGAAGTTAGACGCGAACATACATAAATATGAAGATGGAGATTTAGACAAATGATCGACAAACTATCCGCCAGTCAAGAGCGTCGAATCATGCGAGGCATCGAGAAAGCAGTAGCTTCAACGAGGTCTGGTAGTTCACCCAATGATGCGCTTATAAAGATGGCAACTGAGTTGGAATTCACGCCGGAAATCACTAAGCGTGCATGTGAAGCCTTTAATAAATCCAAAACTGTACACGTACTATCTAGTCGTAAGTCGAGTGACCGGGCGGAATCATTCGAGCACGCAGACCCTAAAGAAGTCGTTAAGGCTATCTTTGGTGGAACAGAAAAGGCAGCTTCAATTACACTACCCAAACAAGATTTCTCTGAAATAGGTCTTAAGCTGGAAATGTCCTTCGAGAAGGCAGCAGCTGAGAAACCTGTAGAAGAACCCATCGACAGAGATGCTATGCTTAAAACAGCTAGTGATGTCGAATATCGTAGAGATATGAATAAACGCATGGAAGTACTTGATAACTTTGATCGTCAGAAGAGCACAGTTAATCAGTTACGCCTATCTACACAGGACTCCCTGATGAAAGCGGCTGAGCATATGCGTTATACTAAAGATAAAGAATTACAGAAGATTGCTCATGTTATAGTCAATCGTTTCGGTGACCAAGGCGCTAAGATGCTCCAGGTTATCGGTGCTAAGATTCAACGTGACCTTCCCCTAGAGAAGACAGCCAATGGTGCTGTACTTCCTTTCAACTCCCCTTATCCTGAGATTGATCAAGCTATCAGACATGCCCGCGAGTACGCCGACGAGAAGGCTGAGCTCACGAAGCTGGCAGAAGATGCTAGAGATTTTTTTTTTGAAAAAGACGCTGCTCCCTTAGATACAAAAAGTATATTAGAGAGCGGTAAATTCATGGGAGCAACTGCCCCAGGTTTCGCAGCAGGCGCAGTAAAAGGCGGTGTTAAGAAAGGCTTAGACACTATCTCCGACGAAGTCCAGAAATGGTCTGACATTACAAGCGCCAATCCAGATCCTAAAATGTTAAAAGTAATGGACCCGGCATTTATGGGCAACATTGATAGTATCGACAATATGCAGGGCTGGGTAGCTATTGCATCTGATCAGTCTATTAAGAACTATCCTATAGAAGACATAACAGAAGCCTATAACAATATTATTAATGTCTCACCTATGATGCGCGATAAAGCAATGCAACCAGCTTTAAAATCTATGGTTAAACGTCAACTGGCCCAGAAACAATTAATGGACCCAGCTGAAATCTCTCAATTAGTTGACCTGGAGAAATCCTATACAGCTAGTGAGAAGACTCGTAGAGAACTTGACGAAGCTCAGAACATGGCAACAGTTGGCGGAGACACTGGACCATCTGCAGATCTCTTGGATGTTCTACGCATGGGTGGTAAAGACAAGGACGGCGAGGCTAAAGAGAAGAAGATGCCTATGGTTACACAGCTTGCTGAGCTCCTTGATAAACATAATGCCGAGAAAGGAAGATCCCCTCAAGAGCCTGCTAATGATCAAGGCTATAACGAGGAGACAACCGACAAAGCAGGCCCCGGTGATAGTAGACAAGGTAGTTCAGGTTCAGAAAGTCTTTCAAGATATCTAGGTCAACGTAAACCTAAGAAGGATACAAACGCTAGATTAGGATTTTAATATGATACCCAAGATTATACATCCAGACGCATTTGATTTCGGAATGCCCACAGTGGCATTGATTGATACATATTCTAAAGGCTTCCGTATGGAGACCCTACAGAAACGTGCAGCAGAGTTCGACACTGACCTAAATGAAATTGAACGTAAACCCGGGTATACATACCTGCATCTTATAACTACAGGTGCCCAAGAGACTTATGGTTTTAATAATAATGGAGATGGCTTCCCCCGTGAAAGTTACATGTTTACTCCTTTCTTGAATAAGTCAGCTGCTCCCTATAGAACAGGGGGCGGTATGTTGGAATATCATAACCCTACATTTATGGAATTTGGTAAGGTATATAAAAATCACTGCTTTCCGGGGAGGACCCTGGTTCAGAGTGGTGAGGGCTCTTATAAGCCAATTGAGTCCTATGCTCAGGGGGATGCTGTCAATACTAGAAAAGGCCCTCGTGCAGTGAGTCATATTTTTAAAAGACCTTATAAAGGAGCAGGAGTGAGCGTAGACTGCTCAGATCTCAGATCCTTCAAATGTACAGTAGATCATCCTGTTTTTGTATTACGAGCAGTTGATACATGTTGTAAGCACAAGTATACAATATTAAATAAACAAAAATATCAAGGGCACAGTACACATTGTAGAGAGTGGGCTTCTAAGAATAAAAAAGAAATTACATCCCTTATAACCGAGGTACCCGCATATAGCCTGCAGAAAGGTGATTGGTTGGTATCCCACGCTGTTAGCGGAGGCACAACTTCTTTACCGACTTACATGGCCCGTTTAATAGGTTGGACGGCCGCTGAGGGCTATCTAGCTAAGAATGGCTGTCACATACAATATACAATAAGCCAGAAAGATCAGTATGCTATAGATGATATATGTGACTGCATAAAGAAAGCAGGCTACAATGTCACGCTTACACCTACTAAATACGGGTGCATAGCAATAAATACAGGCTCCAAATTGCTACATCATGAGCTTTCACAATATATAAAAGGCACATACTCTGATAAAACACTGACAGCCGAGTTATTCAAACTGGATAATGAATCCAAATTACATTTACTGGGAGCATATGTTGATGGTGACGGGTGTTACACCAAGCCCGAAGGTCCCACGCCAGGCTATCTTCGTATAAGAAGCTCCTCACCCTCCATGCTCAGGATGTTATCCGACCTAGTTAGCTCCTTAGGCATAGCGGCAAACACCTTATGGGACAACAACTCGTCTACTATGATATCCCCTACCAACGGTAAGACTTATAAATCAAATGGCAGTGGCTACGTTAGCGTGGCCTCGTCTGATAATCTTGATATGACTGATTATAGTAATAAATATGTAAGGGTAAGCATTGGACGGAGACGTTCCGCCTTCGTTACAGTTATGTTGGATGATATGCGTTTACATAAAATAAAAGACGTAAGCCCTTGTGAACTGGATGAGTTGGTATATAATCTCGAGGTGGAGGATGCACCTGAATATTTTGTAGAGGGTTTACTGGTTCATAACTGTAATAGACATAAGAACGGTACACCTTCCGGTTATATCGTAAAGGCGGCTTATAATAATGATATGAACCGAGGGGAACTTATTGTAGGTGTCGAAAATGATAAATGGGATAAAGAACTGCAGAAAGTTGCAAATGAGAAGCCCATCTTTTTTTCAATGGCGGCGGATGTTAAGTACGACATTTGTACAGCCTGTGGGAATAAGGCCTCTAAATTATCTGATTATTGTGATCACCTGAAGAATGATATGCTTACTATTACTAAAGAAGGGCACCAGATAGGTGCTATAAATGATAAACCTTTATTTCACGATATCAGCGGTGTATTCAAACCTGCAGATAAGATCGCATTTGCTCTCCGTAAGGTAGCATCTGATCGTGTCCTGTCTTCAGCTGAGTTAGCTGACCTTCACGGGTTAGCCCCACGTGTTGATATAATGAGAAAGTATGCCGGCGTCAAATCCTCAAATCGTATAGCGCTTTTAAGTAAGCTTGCTGCGATAGAGAAGGAGATACTGACTGCTACATCTGATTCACCCATGAACTCTCTAACTGTTCCCTTCCGTTCTGACGACGGTAAAGTGAAGGAGCTAGAGAACTCTACGGTGAGTGCAATGAAGAACCAAGATCCCGGTGCTCTATTTGGGTCACTTAAGGATAAGATGGTTGTTCTGCCAATGGAATCTTTTTATAAGGTTACCACAGGGGACAACTTTGACAAGGTAGCCAGTCTTCTACCAGGTGCTAAGAACGCTCTTAACGGCGTATTCGGACGCATGCTTAATGATCCATGTATTGAATCATTACTGGAAGATGGAAGCTATGAACCCTCCGGCTCGTACGGAGGCCAGGAACTTGAAAGTGAAGTCAGTCGCCTTATTGGGTCCCACTCCTTGGCGGCAAGTCCTATAAACGATCGCGTGATACGTAATTCAATCAGCGGTTGTACTGGACTTGATGGTGGGATGCTGAAATGTGCCTCAGAAATACATGATGCCGCGGCTGATTTCCTTGCCAGGGAGTATGCGAGATACGTTATCTCGTTCGTTGATGGTTTACCCGAAGACAAGTTGAACTTGACAGTAGGTCAAACTATCGCTAATAGTATATAATAGGAATAGACATAACTCAACACAGGAATAGTTATGAAGAATTATGGTGATGTAGTAACAATGATGGGCGACTTTCTACATTCAGTAGAAGAAGAAAAGTCCATGGCTAAAACAGCAGCTGACGCAGCAGCAGAAGCAGTTGTTGAAAAAACAGCCGAAGCTCCGACTCCAGGACCCAACGATAACGCCAAGACTGAGCCAGAAGGCAAGACTAGCGAAAACGTAGCCGACACCCCAGCGGGACAAGGCGCAGCGGGCAAAGAGAAGCAGCAAGATATGGAAGCCGGTATCGCAGGCGTTGAAGCAGACTCTCCTGAAGCCACCAATAATGATGGTGACGGTGAAGAACCTACAGACGACCAGGGACCAAAATCTCTTGATGCCAGTGAAACAGTGACAGAAAATATAACTGTTGAAACCACTCCGGAAAAAGTAGCGCGTGCAGAACGCCTTGGTAATGCAATTCTTAGTAGGGTCGCAGACCTTCAGAAGAACGCAACCGAAGCAACCCCAGAGGCAACCCCTGAAGCAAAGCTAAAACAGGAAGCTAGTATTCTTGAAAAATTGGCTTCCGAGAACCCGGAAATGGCAGCCCACATCTCTCAGTCATATCATGACTTTGCGACTGGTTGGCTAGAAGGTTTTAACCAACGTCAAGATGACCTCCAGGAATGTATGGAAAGCGGTATCTTCAAGTCAGCTGCGGAAGCAGATGCAATGCTTGATGCTGTAGCAGCAGAAGATCCTGGCGCGATTGCACCTCCAGGTATGGAAGCTCCAATGGGAGAAGCTCCTATGGAAGAAGCTCCTGTAGAAGGCGGTGATTTGGGAATGGGTGCACCTGAAGAAGGTGGCGAAATGGACCCAGAAACAGCAGCGCAGTTAGATCAACTCGCGGACGAAATGGAAGCAGCTGGTGTTTCTCCAGAGGATTTAGTCCAAGCGGCTAAGCAATTGGAAGAACTGACAGCAGCAGGCGTTAGTCCTGATGAGATCATCCAAGCAGCTGGCGAAGTAGAAGGCGAAGGCGGTGGAATGGGAGAAGCTCCCTTAGAAGAAGCACCGATGGCTGAAGAAGCCCCGATGGAAGCAGCTCCAGAAGTTCTTCCTGAAGAAGCTGAAAAACTCGCAGCAGAACGTAAAGAGCACATCAAAGATTATATCCGCGGTCTACAACAAGACTAAGGAGGTATACTATGAATGAAGCACTTTATAATGAAGTAGTAGATTACATTGATCTCACTGATACAGTTATTAGTGAGTTAAAGGATCAACCTAAGTTTTCTGAAGAAGCTTTAACAAAGGCAGCTTCTGCATTAGCAGACGCGTCTATGATTAAGGCCGAAGAACAGGATGAATTGGTTGAATTATTTCGCACAGACCCTGATAAGGCTCTTGAAAGTATTGCGAAGGTTGCAGCAAGCCTACCTAAGGCACCAAGTGATTACTCACTAGGTGAACAGGCCGGCGAAGCACGACCATCAAGATTCACTAAAGAATCCGACCGGGTTTTATACGAGAAACTGGGGCTAGTATAATACTGGTTCCACAAGACAGTGTTAAGTAACACTTAACAGGAGAATATTTAATGGGTACATTAACTCCAGCTCAAATGTTCGATACATCGTTGAATGTCATTAAAGGACCTTCATTGATGCATAGACTCGACTTTAGAGCTGCACCAGCTGTAGGAGAAACCATCTACGCGGGTTCTGTTTGCTCTATCAACGCTGCAGGCACATTAGTTGCCGGCTGTGGTGTTGGAGCTGCAATGAATAGGCCTATGCCTATGTTTGCAATTCAGAACATCGACGATTTTGATGCTAACTCTGATGTTGGTAATATCAGCGGAGGCGTGATGAGCGCAATCGTTGCGACGGGTGGTTTCGAAATTGAAACTACAGAGTATGATGCTACTGGAACTTACAATCCTAATGATCTTCTTACCGCAGACGGCGTCAATACTGGCGATGTCAAACGTATGGGCGAAAACCCTTACGGTGGTCAAGTAGCAGTAGGATGTGTCAGCGAGGGTGTAAGCACCAACGCAGACGGTAAATCAGTAGTTCGTTTTTGGACAGTTTACTTGCCAGGCGGCGCAGCAGGACATGACGAAAGTAGCACTAGTGAATCTAGTACTAGCGAATCTAGTGCCAGCACAGCAGCCATGAGCACAAGTAGTTAACACAGGAGATAGTTATGAGAATGGATCCCGATGTTCGTTTGCTGAACGAAACCATTGTTAATGGACTTACCTCCACTGACGATGTGTTGCGCAAGCAAGCTAAAGAAGGTGTTGATGATTGGCTTCGTATTAAGATGCGTGAAGATGGCTTCGCCCGTAGGATTCTTCCTCCGGTCCCAGTTACACCCGCAGACCTTGATCGCCAGGTCGACACACCGAAACCTGTTATTGTAAAGGACCAGGAACCTAATTCCGCTGGAGCATATACTGTTCCCTTCGGAACTACTCCTATGGACCATTACATCATGGGCCCAAGATACCGCGTCATGTTTGACCGTATCCTGAGTCGTAGATATAACAGCGATGTTAACAACCTCTTAACTTATGACATGGACATCCGTCAGATCCTTAATGACTTTCTTTTGAAAGACATTATGGCTGAAGAAGACAGAAAGTTCATGGCTGTAGTTGACTCTATCGTAGGCGTAGCCAACACTGTTGACGCGACTCTCGAAAGTTGTCAGAATATTACAGTAGGTCCGTTGACTCGTCAATCGTTGGCACATTCCCGTAAGGGCCTGCCATCAACCAACCGTCACTTGAATGCATCAGTTGCACTCGTGAATAACATCACTATTTGGGATGTTGTTGCATTAGGCAGAGATGACATTGGTGGTGACCTTGCTGAAGAACTACTGGTTAACGGTTTCGCCGAACGCCAGATCATGGGACTCAAATGGGCCATTACTATCAAGACTGACTTGGTAAGCGATGACGAATTGTACATGTTCGCAGAGCCTAAGTACACTGGGGACTTCTTTGTTCTCGATGACGTTACGATCAGTACTAAGCATGAGGATTATTTTATCGAGTTCTTTGCGTATGAGTGCATAGGAGCTACTATCCAGAATACGGCTAGTTGTGCCAAAGTTTCCTTCGTGGGAAGTCAGGTCGATTGGCGGACTGGGGTGTAAGCACCTATTCATAAGTAAGTTATGATATATTTAAAACCTCCGGTCTAAGGGCCGGGGGTTTTTTTTCGCCCATAGCCACTTGACATATCTGAAAAGCACGTTATATTGGTAGTATGGCGAAAAGAAATACATATAATGATAAGCAACAGCGCAGTAAGAAATATGGGCGGTTGCAGCCTCTTAAGAGCATACTTAAGGGTAAAAACATTTACTGGGAATGTGAGTGTGATTGTGGTCAGATGGTTACTAAACGTAAAAACCATCTGATATCCGGAGCAACCACCAGCTGTGGGTGCTTCAATAAAGAAGCATTAATTAAAAGACATGGTGATGCTAATAAAGATTTCGTTGGAACAGTATTTGGTAGACTAACAGTATTAGAGAGGGCTGAGAATGCCCCTGATGATGCAACGAGATGGCACTGTCGTTGTGTGTGTGGGGAAAAAACTGTTGTTCTAAAGAACAGTTTGTTGAGGGGTAATACGAGATCGTGTGGGTGTCTGTCTGTTGAGAAGTCCTCAGAACGCATTAAAAAACTTATTGCTAATTATAAGGGGGCGAAGCATCCCAGGTGGAACCCCGCCCTAACGGACGAAGACCGTACAGCACGTAGGCACATCCCAGGCTATAAGGAGTTCGTAAAAGAAGCAATGGTCAGGGATGATTACACATGCCAGGTATGCACCAAGCATGGAGGTGATCTAGCAGTCCACCACCTGAACTCTTACTCTCAGCACCCGGAGGAGCGCACAGAGCTCTCTAATGGTACCACCCTATGCGCAGGATGCCATTCGGCCTTTCATGCGCTCCATGGCTACGCGGAGGCCTCTAAAGAGGACTTCCAGGGATGGATCAAAACTAACGCCATTTGTAAATAACAATATGTTGTGTATAGTAATTATGTAAGAGGCGGTCGTCTATCGGTAGGACACCTGGTTTTCATCCAGGCAAGCGCTGGGTTCGATTCCCCGTCGCCTTACCAATGATGCGGGATGGACAAGCGGTTAAGTCGTTGGTCTCATAATCCAAAGATCGGTGGTTCGAATCCACCTCCCGCAACCAATTAAATAGGAGGACTTAGTATGAGTAAGGCATACATCGAAGAGTATTCGGTAGAGACAGCAAGAGCACTTATGTCTAGTAATTGTGATAGATGCGGTTGGAAGGGGAAAGGCGACTGCGATGAGACTATAGGCTCAATAGCCTGCCTCGATGTTGCAGAGAGATGTGGTTATAAGATTATAGGATTAGATGCATTAAAGGAGGACTAGTATGCCGGAAGCTATTATAGTAGGATCAGTCATTGTATTTTTTGGATTAATATTCAACGCAGTAATGAGATAAGGAGTATTTATGACTAGAAGACCCGACTTAAAAGATTTAACAGTGTTGGTAAGGAAGACCTGCCCCAAGTGTGAGGGTACCGGCTTTTATGGACCAGCAGGCGCGTTGTGCTCCTGCCCTAACTGCAGGGGAGTAGCGGGTTGCAGGGTGGATGAAGAGGTACCCCTGTTAGAGCTTATATGTATGATTGAGCAGTATAAACAGGATAATGCCTTAGAGCTTTCTGATGGCCTTAGGGAACTCTTTGATGCTAAAGCAGCACGCTTGAACCCAGGGCGTAAAAGGCCTTACAACGGAGAACTATAATGCCTAAGCCTAAGATAAAGACAAGAGAGGATGAACAGATTGAGAAGTTCGTTAAGCACCTTGAAGCTGAGGATAAGAAGCGATACGAGGTTAAGTTTGATAGCAAGGTGACAGCCAGATACAGTGCTGATAGCATGGTGACAGCCAGATACAGTGCTGAGGATAAGAAGCGATACGAGGTTAAGTTTGATAGCAAGGTGACAGCCAGATACAGTGCTGATAGCATGGTGACAGCCAGATACAGTGCTGATGTTGAGATGATCCAAACCTATGACATGGATATAAGAAAGATACTGGAAGACCAGATACTTAAAGATATGGATATACCAAAGGAGCTGATGCATGGCAGGCAAAACAGATAAACGTAGACCGGCAAGGATAACAGAGAAAGAGTGGTCTGATAACTGGGCTTTAGCATTTAAAACTGCAAAGAAGAACCATGGTAAGTGGACAGCAGTACACCCTAAGTGGCGGAACAAACAATCAGACATAACTAATTTACCGGAGATTGAAGATGAGTAAGCGGACAATAAAGCTTAAAGGCACGGACAAGGAACTTAAACTTACTAAGGTATCTATGGTAAAATTTGAGCATAGTAAGAGCGAGTTTATATACTTGGAGAAGATTAAAGGCACCGAGGATGAGTGGCGCCTTACATACACGGAGAAGACTATACCAGAGATCAAAGAGTTAACAGCCATGGAGATTATAAGAGATGAGTAACACACTTAGAGACGGTACAATGACTGAAGACATACGCCTTGACCGTATAGAAGAATTTGATGAACGCAGTAAGGAGTACCCTTTAATGCTTGCACCCAGCAAGAAAGCCAGATCATATACATGGCGCTGCAATGCCCACCTCGACCAGGGCACAGAAGGGAGTTGTGTCGGCCACGGCATTGCCCATGAGCTGGCAGCCAGACCGGCAGAGGTGGTAGGCATGACACATACGTATGCTAAGGAAACTATCTACTGGGCAGCACAGCGCATTGATAGATGGCCAGGCGGGGCATACCCGGGCGCGAAGAACGACGGGCGCTTCTATGAAGGCACCGCTGTACTAGCAGGAGTAAAGATAGCTCATAAGCTTGGTTGGTTCGATAGCTACAGATGGGCCTTTGGCATAGACGACCTTATTATGGGAGTTGGCCATAACGGCCCAGCTGTGATGGGACTTAAATGGTACGAAGGAATGATAAACCCAGATACTAATAACTTTATACAGCCAACAGGAAAGACCATAGGAGGCCATTGCTTGCTCTGTAACGCAATAAACGTTAAAGAGTCATACTTCACCCTACATAATAGCTGGGGTGCTCAGTGGGGCTTTAAAGGGGAATGTAAGATAACATTTGATGATATGGATAAGTTATTGAAGCAACGAGGAGAAGCAGTCTTCTTCCAAAAGAGGCATAGAAATGCTCAACCATAAGATGGGTGGTAGTTACCTTTCATGTAATAAGTGCCACAGCTATATATGTAAGGTTAATATATTAGGCATTAAGCAGCTGACAAAGATGGAGGTTAAGCGCCACTATTGTGGTGACTGTATACTTAAACGACTAGAGAAGTACGCAGATAAGAAGGGGTGTAAGTATGTATTTTAGCGGGTGTAGCTCAATTGATAGAGCATTACGTTGCCAACGTAAATGTCATCGGTTTGAACCCGGTCTCCCGCACCATATGGTTGACGGTAGCAATATGGTATCTTATGGTGGACGTAGCCAAGTGGCCTAAGGCGTGCGGATGTGGCCCGCATTATCGAGAGTTCGAATCTCTCCGTCCACACCAGTATCCGGAAATTTCCGGATAGATTCCGGTTAGAGACAATTTAAGCGACATAGTGTCGCGAATGGGATGTTAGCTCAATTGGTTAGAGTATCTGATTGTCTATCAGAAAGTTGCGGATTCGAGTTCCGCACATCCCGCCAGTAAGATGAAGTCGTATAGCTCAGTCGGTAGAGCGCGATCCTGATATGGTCGATGTCCTAGGTTCAAATCCTAGTGCGACTACCAGTAAGTAATCGGAAGTAGTTCAGTTGGAAGAACAGTGTCCTGTTAAGGCACATGTCCCTGGTTCGAGCCCAGGCTTCCGAGCCAATAGGCCTATCGTCCAATGGCAGGACAGCGGTTTTTGATACCGCTAATCTAGGTTCGAATCCTAGTGGGCCTACCAATAACAACAGGAGAACAATATGAGTAGTAGAGCAGCACACAACAGAGAATGTATGGAGAAGCTGGGCGAGGACTTTGACCATGTCAACGCCTGGATCGATGGATGCGCAGCAGTAAAGAACTTGGAGGGTGTATCATGCCTGGACATAAATCACAGGATACACAGGCACCACAAGGAAGGCGTGGAGTACATACGGCAGGAACACGGTGACCGTGCAGCGGAAGCCGCCGAACTCCATATTATTAATGATATGGGTGAGGTAATGAGCGAAGAAGATATGATACAGCTCTATGGTACTACAAAGAGACCTGTACCATGGGCAGATATCTTCGGTAAAGAATGGGAAGAAGGAAAGAGCTAATGGATGATGAATTTAAAATAGAACTGGGTGACAACTTCGGTACCGCAATATGGGTAACCTCCACTAGTGAGGACGATCATTTTGTTGTAATGAGGTCTGATTCCGTAGGCGCAGCACACGCCACCATCAGGGTTAAGAGCTTTGAAGATGGCGTTAAGCTTGCACAGCTTATGGCACAAGTCACCATAGTTAAAGCATAAGGGGCTAATAGTATAACGGTATTACTCCCGGTTTGCATCCGGGCAATTAGAGTTCGATTCTCTATTGGTCCACCACTTAACGGAGTGTAGATCAGTCTGAATAGATCGTTGCGTTTGGGACGCAAAAGTCGCAGGTTTGAATCCTGCCACTCCGACCACTTTGAAGATATAAAACGTAGACGGTAGAATGGCAAGTACAATAAAAACCGAACTTACACGTAATGCGAGCAGACCGCGAAATAATGTCTGATCGAACGCTTGTCTATCTTCATCCTTGTAATTACCTGAACCTATGTATATGTTATTAACATAAAGGAGAAGTATTATGGAAGACCCAAATGTATCTGCAGAGTTTGCCGGCACCTGTCGAGGATGTGGCGGTAATGTTAATGTGCTTATTGAGGATGAAGAGCACACCTATCAATGTGAAAACAATAAATGTGAGTATAGCGAAGGGGAAATTAATGACGCAGAACCTGAGTGGGTAGACTAATTGTCTAACGCGTTAGACTTTTGGAGGGGTGGCTCAATGGTACAGCACCGCACTGCTAATGCGGCATTCGCTTTATAGCGATCTCCCCGTTCAAGTCGGGGTCCCTCCGCCAGTAAGAATTGAAAGATTGTAGTAAGAGTTCTCCTCCTCTCTTACTACATAGCATGATCGAGGTTAACGATTTAAAAACCGGATTTTAATTCGGTGTACATGCAACGGAGCTGGTAGCGCCCGTTTAACTAAGCTACCACCAATTTCAGCCCTGGCCCATGGGCGAGAACCAAAACATGGGCTACGGATGGCCGACCAAATTAAAACAGACACCAAGTGTGTGTATAAAGGATCCAGGCCGCCCTGGTTAGATAAAAAGGGTCCTTCTGCTCTGGAAGCATAAATGGTGATGCAATCGGTTTGTACCCGATTTAAGGGAGTTCGATTCTTCCCCGGAGCTCCAGTTTAATAAGGAGAGAATATGAAGACACTACAACAGGTGATTAAAAAGGTTAAACCCGGACAGCTCCGTAAACTAGCCTTTAAATACTATGATGAAACCCACGATGGCTACGAGAAACTTCTTAAGCTACTACAGACCGTTCCTCCCGAAGACTCAAAGTTCTCTATTAGTATCTCTTATATAGAGGAGGAATTTGATAGAACCCTTGAAGACTACGAGAAATACCACAATGTATCAGGCCATACCCCTGATGATCCTGACAATACTTACAGCATGAGCTTCTCTACATGGGCAGAGTGGGCAGGCATGGAAGTGGAGAAGGCTACCATTAAAAACTACAAAGCAGTGGAGATTGCTGTTCATTGTATTTATGAAATGACCTTCTATGGGTGGGACCCTAAAAAGATAGATGAAGTTAAGGTCGATTTAAAGGAGCGTTGTGATGAACTTGATAAGTGGATAGAGGAAGGGACACTTGACGAGCACACTATTACAATGGATGAGCTTTTTGATGAATTGGAATTGAAAAAAGACAAGTAGTGTTTTATATTACCAATAACAACATATTGTTATAATTTAATTAAACTAAATAACAGGAGGATGCAATGGCTGCCATTACACCTATCGTAAGAACCCACGTAAGCAACGTAACAAGAACAGATGTTAAATATGGTTGGTACCCACCACACGGATTGTATGTACCCGCCCGCGGCTGTGTAGTCGTAGATGGTGATGTTATGTCACTCTGCACTAAAGACACATTTAAACAGCTTCTACTTAATGACCTTAGTAACAGGAGAGTCAAACTGTCACTCGAAGTGATTGCACAGAAAGGCGTATCCCTTAGAGCCGGCGACAAGACTGTTGCCCCTAAGATCCCTAAGGTTAAACCTGTAGAGAAGCCTGAGGTTAAGAAAGCCCAGCAAGAAGCAGACCTTAACGAAGAAGCCATTATAGACAAGCTAGCGAAGCTTGAAACCGGAGAAGAACCAGTGGAACCATTTTCAGAAACATTCAAGAACAAGACTATCGAAGAGATGAAACCCCCAATAACTAATATGTTCGGGGATGATTGGGAAAAGCAAAGCTCTAAGAAAGCTGACGTAGAGACTGTTGATATGTTCGGTGCCGACGCATTCGGTGACAAGGCTGACACAGTAGCAGACAAAGCCAGAGCAGTAGCTGCAGAGAAAGTAGCAGCCGTAGCAGCTGAGACAGAAGCGAAAGCAGCAGCCGTAGAGGCCGTAGCAGCAGCTAAAGATAAGAAAGCAGCTAGTATTGCTAAAGGTTTAGCTACCCGTAAAGCCAATGCAGCAAAGAAGGCCGCCGCATTAGCAGCAGATAAATTCGGAGACATGGAGTAAACTTATGACACAGGGAATTATATATCTGAATCAGGGCGAGAAGTGCATGATCCGAATACTAGTGTCTGTGTTTTCATTACGCAAGCACTATGACGGACCTGTCTCTGTAATAGCTGTTGACGAGCAGAAACAATGGTTCGTTGATATCCTTAAGGACATGAACGTTGATATAGTGCCAGTCAAGAATATCCCGAAGATCCGGCCCCTAGTACGTAAAGCACGTTTACAGGAGAACAGTCCTTATGATGTTACCATGTTTATTGATGCTGACACCCTTATACTCCAGCCTATCGATGAGTACTTTGAGAAGATCAAAGAGTACAAGTTTTGTACAGGCGAGTTTGCAGGTTGGAAGACCAGCGGTGGTACTATGTCAAAGCGCATTAGGGGTTTTGGTAAAGTAGTACCTGACTATGTGAAGGGTGCCCTTTCCTACGGTAAAGCTACTAACACAGGTATCTTCGGCTTCACTAAAGATGCTGAGATACTTGATGAATGGAAATGGATTGCAGAAGAAGGTTGTAAGCAGAACTGCTCCCGCATACCTGATGAGGTAGGGTGCCAAATGCTCTTACATAAATATAGACACTGGCTTGCTCCTGTAGAGTGGGGTACAAGTGTTAAGTATGGTGCGCTTGGTGATAAGATTAAGATTGTTCATTACCATGGACGCAAACACGTAGCCCCTTTCCCTTTATGCAATCTATGGATACAGCATTACTGGGAATTAAGATACAAGCTTAAAGGGAAACTACAGGAAGAGTTTAGTAAACCATGGCATGACCGGAGACTTAAGAGATATCTTGGTACGATCGGATCTAATGTAACAGTGGTTACTGCTGTGAACGAGAAGTACCTTAATAGACTCGAGGCTAACCTCCCTCTATGGTTAAAGACTCAGGGTATCTATGAACACCCCATGGTCATATACGTAAACGGGATAGACATCGCGGATCCGAAATTGGACTTCGCGCGCAACCGGGCGACCCTCATCCCTTGGGACTTCCCTCAGGCAGCTAATACACGTGAGCTTATGCTTACAGCATTCGTATTAGGTACAGCCAAGGATATTAAGACCAAGTGGTGGTTGAAAGTCGATTGTGACACAACACCCAAAGAATCAGGTTATAAAGATTTCCAGTACACACTAGATATGCCTGATGAAGCCTGGGATAGGTCTATCTTCGGGAATAAGTGCGGTTATACTAAGAGCAAACAATGCTATAACGAAAAACACTTTCTCAATACCTTGGATGAATGGTGGGAGGAGAAGACAGGCGAACCGCCTATGTTCCCACTTAATATTCCTTGGAGAGAAAAACATGGTCATTCAAGGCTTGCATCATTCATATGCCTACATAAAACGGTATTTGTGCAGAAGTATGCAGCTATGTGTGACGGTCGTTTACCTATCCCAAGTCACGACACGTTTTTATTTTACTGTGCGGAGCGTGGTAAGAGGGATAAGTGGGGTAGCACAAATTTTAAAAAGAGGTTTCAACCATGAAGTTATGCAGAATAGAGAGTTGTGCAGGTTCTTTTTATGCAAAAGATTTATGTAAGAAGCATTATACTAGATTACTCACAAGAGGCCTATAGATGCGTTATAACAAACATTTCCACCAAAAGCGAGTCGGACATCCACGTTACCCTATTATGGCTGACGCGGTGCTTAAAAGCTATGCAACGGCGTTTCCTGATTTAATACTACCGGACAAGGTAGCGGATGTAGGCTGTTCAGTAGGTGCACACCTTAAAGCTATTAAAGATCTTGGCTTTGATTGTGAGACCCTGGGAATAGATTACAGCGTCAATATAGATGACGTACTAGAAGAGGTTGATGTTTATTATAACTTAGATCTTACAAAGGCTATTAAGCATTCGGCATATGGTCATAGTGACATAGTAATATGCCAGGAAGTAGCAGAACATATTGAAGCAGAGCATACAGGTAAAGTATTGGATTTTATAACATCACTTGCCTTTGCTGCAGAAAGTCTGCTGGTATTCGGGGCTGCCCACCCAGGACAACCAGGTCGCCATCATGTAAATTGTCGAACAAAGGAGTTTTGGGCTAAGTGCTTAAAGAAACGAGGATGGGAATTAGATGAGGCAGCTACGGCAGTCTATTTGGAAGTATTAGCTAAAGGTGGAATTATAAAAGGATGTTACGTGGATAACACACAATGTTTCACAAGGTAGGAGGATACCATGATAAAGTCCGGAAAGTTCTGGGGCGAGACTAGCCCTATATTTAATAAGAACAATGTAGAGATACACCGCCTAACAGGTAAGCAGGGAGGATACTCTTCTGTGCATAAGCATCATGCTAAGTACAATATGTTCCTTGTTGAAGAAGGGGAGATAAAGATTACAACATGGAAGGACGACTCAGGTAAACCAGATGAGACTATTCTCAACACAGGTGATACCTGCATAGTGCCTCCGGGATTGTTCCATAAGTTTGATGTAATGCATCACTGTGTAGTTTATGAGATCTATTGGGTAGAACTAGCGGTGGATGATATTGAACGTAAGGACCATGGAGGCGTAAAATGAAGATTGAAATCGCAGTACAGACACATTTCTTCCAGCAGAGACTATGCTGGATGCTTTCATCTATAAGGCAGCAGATCCTACCTGACGATTTGGAGCTGAGTGTATCTGTTGCATACATCCCAGGGCTTGGTACCCCGACAACAGAAGCTGTTACAGGCTTGTTTAAAGCTTTAGGTATGAAAATTAATGACTGCACCTATCCAGACCAATCTGAATTCCAATATAGAGGTTGGACACGCAATAGGCAGTTAGATGAGTGCGAAGCAGACTGGATCGTATACGCAGACACTGATATGGTGTACCCTCCTAGCTTCTTCGCCAAGACGGCCGAGAAGCTTAAGAACGAGTACAAGGATAACCCCCACTGCCTATACAGCAGAAGGTTCTCTACAACATTACCGGAGACTAAGGAGCTTATGGGTAAATATAGTTATCCCTGTATAGTCCGTCAGGCGCACGCGTATGCAACAAGACTTCCCGGTAAACTCAAGGGTAATGTAGGGGCAGGCTACTTCCAGATGGCTAATGTTAAACTATTAAAAGAAAACCATGGCTACTACCAGATCCCCGGTAAGAAATTAGACCGCAGCTGGGATAGGGGTCAAAAAGCAAAGAGTGATATGCACTTCCGTAAAATGCTCGGTAGGGAGGCAATAGATCTCCCCCTACAAATACATCTTCAACATGAAAGGGACTCCGACTTCGGAGAACATGTGGAGATACAAAGGTGACCATATGAACTGTCCGGACTGTAAAGACAGATGTAAATGTATTGACTCCCGTGACGCCTTGACCTATGGTCTGGGTGACGAGGATCTCCTTGATGATTCCCCTGTTAAGGAGAGGAAGTACGTTTGTAAGAATTGTGAACGTGTGTATATTACACAAGAATACATAGCGACTTCCTATAAAGGAAAGTCGAAAGATAAGAGACTTCAACCATCAAGGTGATGGCGGTGCACTTGTTATGCATCGAGAAACAATAACAAACAGGAGATTATTATGCCTAGAATGACCCCTATGGGTAACGACAAGAACGACGAGACCTTCCTAAGGAACTCACCCCGCGAATTCGGCCATGCAAACTTTGGATCAACTGTTCCGATGTTCTTCACGCGCTATGGTGCGCCTGTTGATATGATAGGACAATACTATGGAGCAACCTGCTTCCTGGTATCTAATGGTCCAAGCCTACTTAAGCTAGACCTTGAAAAGCTTAAACAACCCGGAGTTATGCTTATGTCCCTTAATAATGGTGCATCAACACTATTACAGAATGGTATCATACCTGACTTCTGGACATGCGTCGATCAACCAAGTAGATTCGTTAAGCAGATCTGGCTTAACCCTGCGATAAAGAAGTTTATTCCTACAGCAACCTTTGAGAAGGAACTATGGGATAACGAGGAATGGAAAACACTAAAGGACAGTATTGGTATTAAGTTCCCTAAGGACTGCCCCAATGTCATAGGGATTAAACGTAACGAGAAGTTCGCAGCACATAGGTTCTTCACAGAAGCCAGCTTTAATTGGGGGTGCCATAAAAAGTGGGGTGGTTGCCGTACGGTATTACTACCAGCTATACGTTTACCATATGTACTTGGTTTCCGTAAACTATGCCTGCTTGGTGTGGACATGAGTATGAACGAGACTGATAAGTATCACTTCGATGAAGGGCGTACTAAATCAGCTATTAACAATAATAATAATACATATAAGCGTATTATTACTGAATATGGCCCAGGTATACAGAAAGCCGCAAAGGAACTAGACTACCGTATAGTAAACTGTAACCCTGATAGTGGCTTAGATTGCTTCGAGCAGCAGTCCTTTGATGATGCCCTCAAAGAAGCAGTAATACCATCCAACCCTATCAGCACAGCTGGTATGTATGTTGAATGGACCAAAAAGGTAGGTATGACTAAGGACCAGGCCCTCAAATCAACAGGCCATAGCAGTTGAAAAGTCCCCCTTCATACGATATAGTAGTGTAGATGATTATATGCATTTACAATTAATATTAGAATTAACAGGAGAAAAATATGGGTAACTCATTAATATCCCACGGCGGTAACCCACCTGAGGGCTACGATGTAGCTACAACAGGTACAAGAGTCGCCACAAGACAGGTGCTCAGGAAATACTGGGCTGCTGTGAACACATCAGATACAGCAATCTATTTAGCTTTATACCAGGTCGGTACAGGCGACACCAACACAGCTGTCGTAGGCAGTGGTATCTATCTTGCACCCAATGGCGGATCCTTTGAACTGAACAATGTCAATATGTACTATGACGAAATATGGGCAATCCATGATGGAACAGGTACAAAGAGACTCAGTGTACAACAGGGCCGGTAATTAAAATCCAATAACGGAGCCTATTGTGCTTAAAAGTGAAGATAAAGACGAGCTCAGCTTTACAGTGAGTGATGATTTATCAGGACTTTTACACCTAAGGATCAGCGCAGGCAGTAAGATAGAAGAACGAGAACTATAGTAGACACCTTTATTTGAACTACGCGCCTACAACGTGTATTATATAGATATGACGAAATAAACTTTAATATCCAGTAATTTAACAGGAGAAATAATAATGGGTACACTAACACCAGCTCAAATGTTTGATCATACTTTGAACGTCATAAAAGGACCTTCACTTATGCACAGACTAGACTTTAGAGCAGCACCGGCCGCTAGCGAAGCAATCGCTGCCGGATCTGTTTGTTCGATCAACGCCGCAGGGCAACTAATTGCTGGTTGTACCGTCGGAGCCGCAATGAATAGGCCTATGCCTATGTTCTCAATTCAGAACGTCGATGACTTTGATGCCAACTCGGACGTAGGCAATATAAGTGGTGGTGTTATGAGTGCGATCGTAGCAACAGGTGGATTTGAAATTGAAACTACAGAATATGATACAGCAGGTACATATAACCCCAATGACTTTCTAACAGCAGACGGAGTCAATACTGGCGACGTTAAACGCATGGTCGAGGCACCTTATGGAGGCCAAGTAGGCGTTGGTGTTGTAAGTGAAGGTACTAGTACCAATGCAGACGGCAAATCAGTAATTCGCTTCTGGACAGTTTATCTACCAGGCGGAGCCGGTGGCTATGATAACAGCAGCTCAAGTAGCTCAGACATTCTGAATTACAGCTCAAGCAGCAGCAGCTCAAGTAGCACACTAGCTAAGAGTACAAGTAGCTTAAGCAGCTCAAGCAGTAG